AGCTCTTACAGCGAAAGGAAAGATTTCTTCGTATATCTTTAACTTCATTCAGATGATTACTTATATGATTATCTGTTGGGACTTTGCTTTATATCTTGAATTTGGCGAGCAGGTATTCTACTTTATTGTTTGTATTTTCGGTGTCTTTATGTGGAAGAAGAATATGACTAAGAATGACGACGGAACTGAACAGGTTAAGGCGAAAAAGTTTAAACTTTGGCAGTGGCTCATGTCTGCCGGCGCAGTTGCTCTTAGTACTTTCCTGCTTGGTTATTTCGGAAAAGCAGTTCTCGGAAGCACTCTTCCTTATCTTGATGCTATGACTGTGGCTCTCGCCGTTATTGCTCAGCTTCTTATGGTTTGGAGATATAGAGAGCAGTGGGCTTGCTGGATTCTTATTGACGTAGTAAGTTTAATTATGTTTATTATTCTCGGCCAGTGGTCTATGGTTGCTATGTATATCGCTTGGACTGCCAATGCTTTCTATGGTTGGTATAACTGGACAAAGCTTCAGAAATCGGCACAATAATTAGATAAATAACTAAAGAAAAAGAGTCTAAGAAAATTATCTTAGGCTCTTTTATTATTATGTAATTAAGATAAGTCTTGAATCTTTTTAATAGCTACAGCAGCGAGCTTTTCTTTATCTGACTTACGGTTAGAATATCTAACAAAGGATCGTAAAACTGAGTAAAGGTCAGTCATTGGTTTTATTTCTTCGGCAAACATTTTTAAATTACGATTAGCCTCATCTAACTTTGCTTGATGCTCTAAGAACTTACGTTGCTTAAGCTCTTCTACTCTTACTTCATAAGCGAGCCCGTCAGTTATTTTATAAATAGGTACTTCTGATTTTGCTTTTTGAGATAAGAATGAAAACTTAGTAGTTTCGTTTTCAATGCTAATTCTGTAATGACTGTTACTGCGGTTATTGGTGATTCCTGTCGTTTGAAGTACAATCTTGCCGGTTATTGTCGTGCAATCACCGTCGTCTAAATAAATACTTCCTCCGTTTTCGAGAGCCTGACTAATCAGGGACTGCTTGTAGTTCTCTGCGTCGGCTTTATCTAAGTAAGATAAACTAATGAATAGCTCACACGTAGATTTGTCTGAAAGCTTTAACTGTTGATAAATTGTACAATAAAACATATGTAATCCTCCTTTAAATTTTTATTTATTTTTATCATAACACAATAAGTATTTTTTGTAAACCGCTAATTTTTATTTTTTGGTAATTCTTCTACCGGCTATATTGTATTATAAAATAGTGAATTTTAACAGGAGGATTAAATTAATGAAAACAAAAACGATAACTAAAATTTTTGAGAGAACAAATCTTCAGTATGAAGTAGAATATGACTACGATAGAAGCGCCTGTGCTTGCGATGCCTACGAACGAGGGGATTACTGTAGATGTACTACAATCGAAAGGGCTTGGGTAGAATCAATTAATATTAAAAGAGTAGTAGATAAGTTGTACACTAAATACTGCAAAGAACATTCCGAGGTTAACGAGTACTGCTTTGAGAGAATCTGCGTGGCTCTGAAAATCTATGATAAAGACTATTATGAAGTAGAATCTTGCGGAGGCTACTACGGAGAAGAAATTGACGGTGTATACTTCGAAGATGAAGAAAAAATTTTTAATTCCTATAATGAACTTCTTAAGCTTGGGAGTGACATTGAAAAAATTAAATACGTTCTTGAGCTTGAATACGGTTATCTCTTAGATAGAGTAAATATTAAAACTTCAGCAAAGATTGAAGTAGTAAGCACAGAAAAAATTAAGCTGCCACAGCAAGAATATTTTATGAAGCTTAGTAAGGAAGTTATCGAAGATTATAAAAACAGAAAACTTCCTGTGGCTGTATGTATTAAAGAAAAAGATAGATTTTACGATGCTTTTGATAGATATATCTTAATCGACGGCTACCATAGATTTATCGCTAATAAGGAGCGAAAGACTAATAAGATTATTGTACTGGAATAAAAATAATTTATGAAAAATAATAATAAACTTTGGTGTGAAGAATATATGGATTATTATGGAAATTCTGACCCACAATACGGAGGCATACTAACAGATTTATATACGCTTCCAGTAGGAACAAAATTCTTCGTCGCAAACGGTTGGTGGGAAGGAGAAAAAGTATCTGATACAAGTATTCTCGTCCATGCGCCAACAGGAGATAGAATAGTAGAGTTAACAGATAACTATCATTCTTTATATTTAAAATAACTTTAAAGACTATACTGATAGAAGGTATAGTCTTTTTATTTTTTGCTAAATTATATGATAAAAATTTTATTATTTTACAAAGGAGATTTTAATTTATGGAAAGTACACCTACTTATGCGCTACCTTTTACCGGTGCGCAGATTGCAACAAAGCTAACACTACTTGATGGCGACGCGATCTCAGTTAAAATCAAAACAAAAAAAATTGCAACAGAGGGTGCAACTACTGCTACCGATAGTGATTTAACGCTCGCAACAAAAGGTTATGTAGATGCAAAAATTAAGAGCTATGTCGATGAAAACATATTGAATGGAGAGTGGTAATATGAGCGTAAATTCAAAAATGACTGCTCTCGCGAATGAGGTAAGAACTCTTAGTGGCACAACTACCACTAAGAGCATTGATGCTATGACTTCGGATGTTAATGCAGCAAATACGGAGGTCAATTCACAAACAGCTCTAATTAATCAGATACAGTCTGCTCTTGCTGGCAAGGCTGCTGGCGGTCTTATTCCTACAGGCACACGTGAAGAATGGTTTTCCGGTGATGCTGAATTTGATGTAACAACTGCATCAACTTTTATTGCTCACACTCCTCAAATATTTTATCGAGACATCACTGATTTATCGCAGGTAACTGATCAAAATACCTTATATACTATGCCTGATGGACTTACTTATATATTAGCAGTTGATGAAAATGATAATTATGTGCCTGTTCGTGGTAAGTTCCAGTGTGATATGAATGGATTTGATGCTGTGGTACCACTAATAGACCCAAATGACGGTGGTTCTTCAGGTTCGGCAATATTGCCAACTTGCAAGATTAAGTTTACAGAGAGTGCTCTTGTTGGTTTTGGTGACTTTTCATTACATATGAGTTCTTGGGGTGAGATCTATTATGGTGGCTCCGGTGGTAATACTTATAGTGTCGATATGTCTGACAAATTTGCACACATTCTGTGTTATGACAGTTCAAGTGGTACCTTTAACCCTGTTTCCTTTGGTAGTTTAATGGCTGATACCGAGTATGAGGTTTTGCTTGGAACTATAATAGATAAGGGTTCCTATGGTTCTTTTTCGACAAGTGGCGGCACGGTGACAGAGGTATGCTATGATACATATGGCACAGGTTCTTCGTATCTCTACATCATAGAACCTGTTGCTTCAAACATCGGTGCAACTATCACTTTTGAATATTAAGAGAGGTGCAATAAATGAGTTCAACTTTAAATAACAATACAGAATCTCTTAATGAAATTCTAACAAAAATAAATAACTTGCCCTCTGCTGAAGCGGGATTAGATACATCAGACGCCACCGCGACGGCTGCGACAATTCTTAGCGGTGAAACAGCATACGTAGACGGTAAAAAGATTACTGGTACGATACCAAGCGTTCCCGGCTCAACAATTATTCCGTCAACAAGCGAGCAAACGGCAATTTCTGCCGGTCAATATGCTTCTGGTAACATAACTGTAGATGCAATTCCTTCTCAGTATGTCAATACATCAGATGCTACTGCGACGGCAAGTAAAATTGTTAGCGGATATACAGCATATGTAAATGGAAATAAAATTAGTGGTAGTATTACATCGAGATCTTCAAGCAGTGTAACTACAAGCGGTAGAACAGTTACTATTCCGGCAGGTTACTATGCAAGCCAAGTGACTAAATCAGTAGGTACTGCAAAATCTGCCACTACCTATACTCCCGGCACGTCAGACCAAACAATCAGTAGCGGTTATTATTTAACAGGCACACAGACTATCAAAGGTGATAGTGATCTTATTGCAAGTAATATTAAGAGTGGTGTAACTATTTTTAATGTTACTGGAACATATACTGGTGCTACCGTAACTGGTAATACTTGTACTGTAAACATTAATAACAACAATATGTACACGTGTTATATACCAGTCATCAAAAATGGTAAGTATTCTGTTGAGACTATTTTTGGTTCGTCCACGTCTGTATCTAACGTTCCGTCAGATTCGGTGCTATGCTTTGTAAACGGCTACGGTGGTGGTTCAGTGTCTACCAGCGGTAATACAAGTACTGTTGCACAGGGCGGTGGCACAGGCGATTCATATGCAATATTAAAAGTCAATTCTTCTGCTACTGGAACAATTACTATAACGCTATAACTAACTTTATTTTATAAAAGACTATATCTTATAAAAGGTATAGTCTTTTATTTTTGCTACATTATACTATTGTAAAGCAGGCGGGCTGATTTAATAAACTATCTAATTATCAAGTTATTAAAATAATAAAATTAATTTAAAATATTACGCTAAATTAATTGAATGGTAAAAAAGGATTGCGATAGGTAGACTCAAAAATAAAACTGCTGCTTCTGAGATTATTCTTGGAAGCTTTTCTAATAAGGAGAGTATCAAATGAGACTAAGAGAATGGCAAGACGCTAACGGAAAGAAGATAAGTACAACTTCTTCTGCTCAGGCTTCTGCTAAACCTTCTGGCGACTATAAGAAGAAATTAGAAAAACTTATTGATTATCATATAGCACACAAAGGTCCGGACGTAAAAGCAAGCTCTATTAAAAAAGATATAAACCCTTACGACTTCCATTATACGGAATATCATAGAGGCGGTATCGGAGGTTATCAGACCGATATTGTCGGAAGCTTTGATAAGAAAGGCGACTGGGGTTTTTCAGTTTTTATGGATGGTAAGCAGACAGCAGGAAAGAGAGGAAGCGGATGGGACCGCTTTGTATATGACATAAGTTTTTATTTAGCTCTTCCTCCTGTTACTACCGACCCTGAGTATCAAGACCTTCTTGAGTGGGTTGACGCTAAAGGAAATAAAATAAATACTAATACTTCTACTTCTTCTCAGCCGGCTTCGAACGGTACTAAGAATTACCCAAGTCAGGAATACAGATACAAAAGACTTCTTGCTCAGATCGACTCCGATGGATTTTGTAAGTATACTATTAATTTATTAGATGATAGAATACTTGCTATTACTCTTAATAACGGCGTAGGAGTTAAAATAATTTTTAAACCTTACGTTCCTTGTTATCTTGTTCAGGTAGACGGCTCTGACTCTGCTTGGAAAGATTACGAAGACGTTTTAAAACTTTTAATTATTGAAGGTATTATAGGAAATACTGATCTCTGCGAGTCCGCAGGCTCTATAGCAGAAGACTTCAAGCTTTACGAAAATCTTTGGGACTAATTACAGTTATGACTGTCTTGGCGGGCAGTCGGTATATTAAAATACCAGAAAGGCAGAACTAAATGAATTTACTTCAAGCATTTAAATTTTTAAACATGGTTACTGAAGACCTCGACGGCTATCAGGAAGAGTATAAGAACTACGTTATTCAACATAAAGAAAGAGTTTCTCAATTTTCTTCTTGGCTACAAGAAAGCTGCCCCGACCTTTTTGAGAATATAGATATAGAAGTATTTAATGATCTTATAGCCGAGCACGACGAAAGCAAATTTTCAGAGGAAGAGTTCGAGCCCTACGCTCAGAAGTGGTACGGCGACGGGGAAAAGACTCCTGAATATGAAAAGGCTTGGGAACATCATTATATGAATAATGAACATCACCCTGAGTACTGGCTCGGAGAAGACATGCCTTATATCTATATATTAGAAATGATCTGCGACTGGGGTTCCTTCTCTATAGCTTCAGGCGACATGAAAGAACTTTCTGACTTTTATTTTAATAAAGCTAAAGACGACCCAGAGAAAAATCTTTCTGACGCCACGCAAGAAATTATAGAGGAGATTCTTATTAGAATTAATTCTGTTATAGGAGGCGAGTGAGTATGGCCAACTGGAAAAATTTATACGATGATACTGGAAAGCTTATTACTTGGTCTGCTACTGCGAGCTTTAGTAGCAATAAAGCTACAGTATCTTTACAGTACGACTTAAGCCGCACAACAGAGACTGAAACAACTGTACGTTTTATTATTAGTTATACAGATACAGAAGTTTACCACTTATATTATGATACTAGTAATACTAATAGCGCGCTTACTCTTACTAAAGCAGAGAGCTTCAACGATATTCACGGCACCGGAGGCAGTTATAAGTACTCTGGTGAGGTAGTATTAACTAAGTTAAAAAGTGCACTTAGTTTTGTTATAAAAAAATCAATACTCTATTTTACAGAAACTGTCGGTAGTTCAAGTATGTTTAATAGGGCGGCACTAAGCGAGAAGTCATTCACTATCATAATACCTGAGCCGCTTAAATTAGAATGTGATGTGGACTTTGATAATATCTGGCTTCAAGATAATTGCCACTGGGCTTATGATAGTTCTTTTAGCTTCACTTGGAGTATTAGTGGTGGTAATATATTTGACAGTGTAGGGACTTTTATTAAGCAGGGCGCAGTACTTGACCGTATTGATACTTATTACCGCACAGGTCCTTATGTTGAGGTGCCTTACGGGCAAGTCATGAAGGACTATGGATACCGATCAATCGCTGCCATTGCAAGTCAAACAAAAGAAAAAGTAACTACATACCAAGGATTAACTGAAAACTTAAACAAAATAGCGTTTAGAAAAACAACTACCTACTCTTCTGTTATAGATATTAGCGAGCTTCTTAATAAAAATAAACAAGAATTAGTTGATAACAAGTGTATAACAATTTGCTGTAAAGCAATAGACACAGATGGCAAAGCTTACTTAACTTACAAAGAGCTTCCCGTTTATTTGTCGTTTCCTCCTACAGAAATTGCAGAAGAAGATATTGAAGTAAAAAAAATATCTTCTAAAAAAATTATTTGTTCTTGGAAAAATTATAATAAAACTTCTGATGTTGAAGGCTATGGCATCGAGATGAGATACCGTGCTGAAGGAGACGTAGGATTCACTAGAATAAAAAATCTCGGAGTAGTTGCCGACGGAGAGGGCGTACACAAGCTAATAAAGACTTCGTATTTACTTAATGCTAACCTAGCTGCTCCGGAAGTAGGGGCTGACGAAGAGCCAATTGTAACCTATGCAAATCAAGACCACGGGCTAGAAGCTTTTATATCTGGGGCTGACTCCACAAGTTTCTATTTTGATCCAACAGAGTTTGGTATTAAGAATAAAGATATACTCAGAATCACCATCTACCCATATAATGCCTACAGTATTACTGATTCGCTAATCACTAAGAGCGGAACAACCTATACGAGTGAAGCACTTAATGCTGGCATCGTTAGAGTAAAGACTGCCGGCGGCTGGAAGGAAGGCCAAGTCTGGGTTAAGACAGTTAGCGGCTGGAAGGAAGCAACCGGTGTTTACACAAAGACCTCAGCTGGCTGGAAAGAATCAATTTAATAATTTTAAAGACCTCCTATGTTTTATTAAGAGGTCTTTTATTTTATATTCTTCATATAAGCTTATAAAACGTCCGTGGTCGCGCGGAAGCTTATGGGGTATATAAGTAATAGGGCTAAGAAAGAAAGCGCGACAGAGGAAGAATTTGAGCTGCCTGAATGAGTTTTAAAACTATCACGTGACCCTGGAATTGTTTACGAAATATTTACAATTTCGTATGGCTCGTTTTAAGCTATCTATTTCGCGTTTAAACTGCTCGGGCATATAAATTATAGGGCCCTAGGCAGAAAACGCGATACAGAGCGAATTTGGAGCCTTTCTGTGCGTTTTAGAGCTGCGGCTGAGCACCAGAAACGAAATTAAAATAATTTTCTAAAAATTCACAATTATTTTATTAAATTAATAAATTATTAAATTAATAGCCCGCCCGGTAAAATAATATATTTTTTCTAAAAAAATTTTCATTAATTTATTAAATTACTAAAGTTTATACTGTATAGTATATTAGATAGATCTAAAGTATATTTATTAAATAAGACTGAGGCCTTTAGGCCGAAAGGCTTATAGACAGCTTGTCTGTCTATGCGGCTTGCCGCAATGGTAAAAAAAATTCTTAAGTTCTTAAATAAAAAATAAAATATATAAAAAAAAAATATAAAATATATAATTTATTATTAGTATATTATATATCAGCGTTAGACGCGCGTTTAGATCTAGAGTATTATATATATTAGGCAAAGAGGCGCGCACGCGTGCTAATTATTTTTAACTAAATGCAAAAAAATCATTTTTTCATCAGAGGAGCCAAAAATTTACTTATGAAAACATTAATTGCACATAAAACACCTGTTATTAGATGCCCTTTCTGTGGAGCAGAATATCTACCTGGCGAGATATATATGCCAGGATCTCTTATAGGTCAGCCGGACGAGATTGTTAAAGACTCTTTAGGTAAGATCATTTATGAGGATTACTCTACTGAGACTAGGGAGCCAGATATGATAGAGCACTTTATCTGTGAATATTGTGAGAAGCCTTTTATTATCGAGGCAACTACTACATATAAGACCAGAGAAGAAGCCCCAGAAGCTGACTTCTCAACCCAATACGTCTCACTTTTAGACTAATTAAGTATAATTAGGCCAATTTCAGCTAAAAAATGCAAAATTGGCCCTTTTTCCTTACGCGCGCGTAATGCGCGTAGCGAGACTTCCGAAATTACGATAATTTCAATAGTTTCGTTTTCATGTAAAATATAACTTTGGAGATTTCATTTATGATTAGAATCTTTGAGATCTCGCCGCCAAAGAAAATATCCGGTCTATCTTCTTTGATAGTTGACTTTGATTACAATCAATATATAGTAGACTCGATTAAGACTATACCAACAGTACACTATCATAAGAAAGAGAAATGCTGGGAGCTTCCGATTTGTTATCTCGGCCGATTACTAGATAGTCTTACTTTCTTGGACGAGATACAACTACGATTACTTGATACGCCGGAATCTGGCGAGTTTCATTTTAATAAAAACTTTAACCTGGAGCCCTTGACCGAAATTGAGAAGGTTTCGTTCAAGATGAAACCATTCGAACATCAGCTTGAGGCAATCAACTTTGGGCTAGACAAAGAGAAGTGGCTACTCCTTGACTCTATGGGCCTAGGAAAGACTAACTCTATTATCTGGCTCGCGGAGACTCTCAAGAGGAGAGGAATAATTGATCACTGTTTCATTATCTGTGGAGTCAACTCACTTAAGCAGAACTGGAAGAAGGAGATTCAGAAGTTCTCGACCGAGTCGGCTGTAGTCTTAGGAGAGTACACTACTAGAACCGGCACTACTCGCTACAGGTCTATGGACAAGAGAGCACAGCAGCTCAAGGATCCTATTGAAGAGTTCTTCGTTATCACTAACTTAGAAAGTTTAAGAGATGACCGGATCATTGAAGCCTTCAATAAGTCGGCTAATAAGTTCGGCATGATAGCTTTCGACGAAGCTCATAAGGCTGCCACTAAAACTTCTCAACAGGGAACCAACTTACTAAAGCTAGAAGCTCCTTTTAAGATCGCCGCTACCGGAACTCTGATAACTAATAATCCCCTCTCCGCCTATGTACCTCTCTCGTGGACTAGTAATGATCAGTCCACACTGACTAACTACAAATCTCAGTACTGTAACTTCGGAGGTTTCAAAAACAACCAAGTTATAGGATTCAAGAATCTCGAGGTTCTACAGGAAGTTATTAGTAACTGTTCTCTTAGAAGAACTCTGGATCAGGTAAGATCAGACATGCCACCGAAGACAGTAACCCTGGAACTTCTAGAGCCGGAAGACGACCAGCGTAAGTTCTATGAAGCAATCAAGGAAGGCGTCAAGGAAGAAGCGGATAAGATTGAACTTAAGACTTCGAGTCTCCTGGCTCTCACTACTAGACTAAGACAAGCTTCAGCCTGCCCGAGTATCCTGACTACTCAATCTGTTAGTTCATGTAAAGTGGATCGCTGTCTAGAGCTGATCCAGGAACTATGTTCCCAAGGAGAGAAGGTTGTAGTACTATCAGTCTTTAAAGAAACTCTAAACGAGCTCACAGCGAAACTCGGCGAATTTCGGTTTAGTATAAATACTGGAGATATTCCGGATCCAGTAGTCGCTAGTAACGTAGCTAGATTTCAGGATGATCCTAAGGAGCAAGTATTCATTGGTACTTGGGGTAAAGTCGGAACCGGCTGGACCTTGAACTCGTCCTCCTACCTTATCTGCTTGGACACACCTTACACAGCCGCGATGTTTGACCAGGGCACAGACAGAATCTGGAGAGTTAATAATACTCGTCCCGCTTTTATTACCGTGCTAATGTGTAAGGATACAATAGACGAGAGGGTTCAGCAGATCATAGAGACTAAGAAAGAACTAGGAGAGTATCTAGTGGATGGAGTCGAATTTAATAACACCAATAACTATAAGCTTGACGACGAACTCAGAGCAATCCTTCGAGATCTGTGATGAAGCCAAGCGACTTGGATTAGTAGTAAGATACGATACCATAGAGTACAGAGGGGAAACTATAAACTTCCTCTCTGATCCCTCTGGACACGAGTGCTGGGCACAGTGGAGAGGGAAGCTAGTAGACCTAGGGCTTAACAATATATATTATAAAGAAGACATGTGTAAGTATGTTGATAGAACTCTGGACCTTATTACTGACTTCCGAGATTGCCAGGATTTCGCCGGTGCGAAATTAGAGTACTTTCATAATGGAGATTTCAGAGACATTCGACTATGTTATAAAGGTAGGATACTAAAAGTCTTTCTAGTTGCCGGCGAAGTTAACGAAACTCTGCTAATTTCGGAAAGTGAAAGGATTCTTAGAACTTCTGGCTTACTTGACGAAATTGATCGAATTTCTGATTGCTAAATTATTCGATTAACTTTTTAAGGAGATAAAATATGATTACATATATTTATTTAGTAAAGTGCCCTAACTGTGAAGACGAGCACTTTGATTTCTTTGATGATGCTAAGTCTCACGCAATGGGTTGCTTGAGCCAGAAACCTATTATCACTCAGACTGAGATTAATAGAAATGATTTCGGTGAGTGTACTGATCACTGCGACCTCGGAACTGTGTGGTCTTGGGAAGATGTAGTAGGAAAAGAAACTGACGCAGAACCAGAAACTTCGGTTTTCACAAAAGATGACTTCGCTGCCTTTGAAGGTGATTATAACCCTGAGAACGATCCAGAGTTCTATGAGATGGATAACTCTGTAGACTATGAACCCGAAACTTCCGAAGTTTCGTCTGTTGAAAGAAAGCCTATTCCAGAAGGAATGACTATCGAGCAGTTAGTAGAAGAGATGGAAGAGAACGAGGATACTGTAGAGTGCACCTTATGCAATGATCTCTTTGATAAGAGTGAGTGCCGTAAAGAACTAAATCTTGGCTGGCTTTGCAGACGCTGTGCTGATGACTTAGTAGCTCGAGGTGAAGGACCTGTTTTTAAGGAAGATAACTATTGGGATTTCCTTGATAAGGATACAGAGAAGCCTACTGACGTAGACGATACAAAAACTCCTCATGACCTTGGCAATACCTATGATGGCGGTTATCCTGCCGGATCCGATGATGTCGAGTTGGACTTTGAAATTGAGGAGGATCTAGAAGAAGGTATTTTTGATAAGTTTAAAAAGCAATCTTGGACTATAAAGTGTAACTTTGAAAACATAAAATTCTATACCGGAGAGATTGCTGCTAAACAGTTCGGCTGGAATTTGGATAAAACAATAAGAAGATACAAAGTTAGCAACTTTGAAGAGGCAGCACCATTATACACTAAGGGCGGTCTGACACCAAAGTTTAGATTTAAAACAACTGATTCTGAACTTGATAAGATAGAGTCTGCTCTTCTTAACGATTTTGATTCACTACTAACTAACGCTGCTCGCAACAACTCTGAGGCAAAGCGATATTTTGGTTCACAAAACCCTATTAGCCAAACTAACATCAAAAATAACTTTTCAGATGCTATTAAAATCGCACCTTCGAGCCCGACGTTTGACGGAAATTTCTGAAATCACTAATTTAAATTAAAAATTTAGTTTAATCTATCATATAATATGTTGTGCCGTGTAATGAGAGGACGTTACCAGGTTACAATAAATAAAAATACTAAAAGGATGGTAATTTTAAAATGAAACAAAACGTAAATACTGAAAAGAACACTAATGAGGTAAAGAAGCTTAAGCAGTCTTACTCTTATTATTCGAGAGTTCTTGAGAAGCCTTTCGATTCTATTGAAGAGTTGACCGCTGCCGAGGATGCGCACTTTGCTAATATTAAGGCAAAGGAAGCTGCTGCAGCACAGAAGAAGAACGACGCTAAGAAGGTAGAAGATGCATTTAAGGCTCTCAATGCCGCACGTAAAGACTACAAAGAAAAGCTCACTCAGCTCACCACTGAGTATGCAGAGGCTCTTGACCGACTTAAGAAGGCTTTTGAACTCGGCACAAAAGATATTCAGAGAGTTCTTACTACTGCCGAAGATGCATACAAGGCTGCTCTTAAGGAATTCACCGATGCACATCCTGAAGGTTACCATGTAACTTTACGTGACGGTGACTTTGAAACCACTATTAGCGGAAGTTCTACAGTCAGCAAGAAACCTACAGTGCCAAAGACTAGTGACATCTTCGATATTTTCGATTGGATGTTTAGAATTTAAGCGAGTTTAAAAATTTTTTGAGGCGATTTTAAAAATTTTAATACTTTTATCGTATTATATAATATAAGATGAGAGTCTTATAGACAAGTTTCCTCCTTTGTTTGGCACCGGATGCTTCCTCCCGTCCGGTGCTTTTATTTTAGCTAGTTAAGGAATGTTATAAAAATGCAGGATACAGATGCACAAGAATTATTATTAGAAATACTTAAAACTGCTGAAGAGGGGAAATCGATCGAATTTCGATTAATTACTTCTTGGGTAGACTTTATGAACTGCCGCCGAGACTTTATTGCTACTAGGTTGGTCGTTAGAACGCTAAAAGAATCTGCGAATAAACTTTTTAAACACTATTGTAAGACAGTTAAAACTGGGACTGCGGATTTCACCGAACTCCTTGCTTATTCGCAGTTATTAGACATAAAAGCTTTTTATGCACAGGACGTAGAAACATTAAAGAAGATGTTAAATGAGTACGATGAATACCTTGGCAAGGGTAACTTCTGGTATTCTTTTTTAGGCGGAGAGAGGGATATATGGAACACTCGCTAACTACTTTATTTCATGCTTACGCTGATATGGAAAAGCCTCCGGTTATCGAACTTCTCAGCATCGATCGAAAGCCGGTTGGTGCTATCTATTTCAATAAATTACGCTATAAGAATTTCGTAATTTCAGAAACAAACAATTCTGAAAAATACTATTTATACGTCGACGGAATTGGAATTTATTTTTCGTTTTATCAGAAAATAACTACTTAAATACTGTATAATATATTGTGGTTGAGAAGTGTTATCGATAAGGTTGTGCCATTGGCATCAGGACGGTGGGATAAAACCTGCCGTCCAATTTTCTTATAAAATGACACTATAATTGGCTAAATTAATTACCTCTATTTTGAGGTTTTAATAAAAGAAAGGATGAAATTTATGACTAAACTTTATACTATCGACTGCCCTCAGTGCCTTATTCTCGAGAAGAAATTGAAGGCGAAGAATATTGAGTTCGAGCGTATAGACGACAGAGAATTTTTTGCTCGAGAGGGAATTACTAAGTTTCCGATTCTTGAGGTAGCCGGACGTCGTATGGAGATGTTTGACGCAAACGCTTGGGTAAATTCTCAGAATGGTTGAGGTAGACTAAATGAATATTGAACTTAAGCTTAACAAAGATTTTGAACGCTGCCTTGAAAGCTTGGTGGTTAAATACGGAGAGGACTTTGAGTATTTAAATGGCTTTCATAATTCACAGCTAAACTTTTCAGATTTCATAGATTCCTTTGTTCGTAAGAACCTTGCTGAGGTTTCTATTGATAATAATGCGTCGTCTACAGGTAAGGATATCGTTTCTCTTTGTAATGAAAAAGGGAAGCCTTCAGATAAGCTTATTGCTTTTTCTAAGATTTTCATGGAGCTTAAGAAACGCTACGGACTTAAGACTGCTCAGGAGTGGCTTGAGACTGAGTGGATTGGCGGCTTCTATCTTCATGATGCACCATCGACTACCTACAAGCCTTACTGCTATGCTTATGACCTTGGAAGACTCGCCAGAGAGGGCATGTTCTTTCTTAATAATTATAACGCAAAGCCGGCCGAACATCTCACGACCTTTATTGACAACGTAATTGAGTACATTTCATTTATGTGTAATAGGTCTTCCGGTGCCGTTGGTATTCCTAACATCTTAGTTTGGATGATGTATTTCTGGAAGCGAGATGTAGACAACGGGTATTACATCAAGAATCCGGATTATTACCTTAGACAGAATTATCAAAAGTTTATCTATAGGATTAACCAGCCGTTTATGAGGCTGGACCAGTCTGCTTTTATTAACGTTTCTATCTTTGACAGACACTACTACAGAGCACTCTTCGGTGGTCTTGAGTTCCCGGATGGATCTTTTGCTATTGACTATGAAGAAGAGTTTCTCAGACATGAAAAGATCTTCATGGAGGTCGTTTCGGACATTAGATCTGAGAACATGTTCACTTTCCCTGTGCTTACCTTTTCTCTTCTTAAGCGAAATGACCTTACTCAGGAAGAGATCGATAGACAGCTTAGAACTAGAGAGTTTAACATGTTCGAGGATAATGAGTTCGCGCGTTGGTGCTCTGATCATAATATGAAGTGGAATGACTCTAATTTCTTTATGAGCTCAGACGTAACTACTTTGTCTAATTGTTGCCGCCTACTTTCTGATACCTCTAAGCTTAAGGGCTTTATTAACTCTATCGGCGGTACTGCGCTCAGTATCGGCTCTATTAAGGTTAACACTATTAACTTAATGCATATTGTTTACGAGCTTGAGGATAGCCTTGACGAGAACGAGTATCTTAAGATTCTCAGAAAGAGAACAAAGCTTTGCTGTAAGGTACTTGACCGAGTAAGACATATTATCACTCGTAATATTGAGAAGGGGCTTCTTCCTAACTACTGCGACGGAGGTATCGAGCTAGATAAGCAGTATTGCACCGTCGGTATTCTCGGGCTTTACGAAGTAATGACTAAGTTCGGATACATCGAGGAAGACGAGTTTGGCAATAAATCTTATACTGATAAGGGTATTAAGTTCTGCGATAAGATCTTTAAGGTACTTAATGAAGTTAAAGATAATTTCACTGATGAGTACTCGTTTAACATCGAAAGCGTGCCTGCAGAACGTGCGGCGGTAATCCTTAGTAGCAAAGACTCTGCAATGTTTAACACCCATGAGTTTGATATCTACTCGAACCAGTGGATTCCGCTTACTTCTAAATGCACTATTCAGGAGAAAGTAAGAACTGCCGCGATTCTAGACAATAAATGTTCAGGCGGCGCGATTGCTCACATTAATCTTGAGAGTAACTTCCCGACTTCTGAAGCAGCTTGGTACACTCTTAATTATATTGCCGCACATGGAGTTATTTACTTCTGCTTTAATACTCGTATTAACGTTTGTGAGAACAGACATGCATTTGTTGGGACAGACGTCTGCCCCGAGTGTGGGCTTCCTGTAGCAGATACTTACCAGAGAGTTGTAGGATTCCTGACCCCGTCGAAAGCATACTCTAAAGAACGACAGAAGGAGTTTGCACAGCGACGCTGGTACGATGCCCACTTCGGACTTTATAATGCACCTGCTTCCGATTTCTTTGAAGAATGAAACTTAAGAATTTAGTAGATGAAGATTTTGCGAACTATAAAGTGCCCGCGCTTTTTCTCGGATTTCCCTCTTGTACTTTTAAGTGCGAGAGGGAGTGCGGGGCGCAGTTCTGTCAGAATAGCTGTTTAGTTCGCCAACCCGATATTAATGTTTCAGTAGAGAGCGTTGTTGATAGATATCTGAACAACCTTATTTCTAGCGCGATAGTCTGCGGTGGCCTAGAGCCTTTAGATTCGTTCGATGATCTACTCGCACTTGTTAGAGCTCTGCGTAGCAGAGGCTGCTTAGATGATATTGTAATCTATACTGGATACAATAAAGAAGAGGTAGTTGAGAAGATTCAACAGCTTGCAGAGTACCAAAATATTATAGTGAAATTTGGAAGATTTCGTCCTAATGAGGAGAAGCATTGGGATGCCGTGCTTGGAGTATACCTCGCCTCTAAAAACCAATATGCAGAAAGGATTTCCTAATGGTAGACCTTAAAGTAGTAGTTACAGATGACAAAGAGCTCGTAGAAGAGATTCGCAGACAGCTAAAAGAAAAGCATGGGTATTGCCCCTGCCGACTTGAAAGAACACCTGACACTAAGTGTATGTGTAAAGAGTTTAGAGACCAGATGAACGCTGGGATTACCGGGCCCTGTCACTGCGGACTTTACGAAGCAGTTAAAAAGTAAAAATAGATAACGTTTGTTATAATAGACAAAATACGACATTTTGCTTAAAGTAACAAACGTTATTTTTTTTTATTATAGGCTATTTACAAATATTGCTAACTGCGTTATAGTGTAGTTATTAAGTTAATAATTTTAAGGAGGCAGCATTATGAGTGTAGTAAAGGACTTATTAACTAAAGAAGAACAGAGGTCAGTACATAGAATGTTAGAGATTCTGCCGGAGGACGCTCCATTGTGTTATGAGGTATGGGCGATAGGATATTATAATAGAAGAGTAACTGATAATACTTTCTTACTTAAAGTTTTTACAGACCCGGAAGACGCGATAGAGTACGCGAAGGCTGAAGCACCGCAGGAACTTAGAAGAATCTTGTTAGAAGCTGATCTTACTAACTTTAATGCTGTCGCTCTTGAGGTCGAAACCGTTATTGATGACAATGAGGAAGGTACCGTAAATATTTGTACCATATATAAAAAGATGTTTATTATTAAATCCTAGTAGAAATTACTAGGATTTTTTATTTAACTTTGTTAGTTTTGTCAGTTTACAAATGCGACGAAACGTGTTATAATATAAATGTAAGAAAACGACGGAGGAAACTAATATGAGTAAGTTTAATGTTGGCGATATCATCAAGGCAAAACCAGAATGGCTCGGCCCTAGAGAAACCGGTGAAGAGCGATACATCGTTCTTGAGGACAGGGGTAATAAAACTCTTGTTCAGTATATTGATGTGAATCATATCTTCTCGCTCGGCAGCACTCACGTTTATGCAGATGAGTGGATGGAGCTTGACCCAAATCCATCTGATGAGGTATTGATGACTGTAGTGGATATGGCTAATGAAAGGATGTGGAAGCACAGATGAGACAAATGTATATTCCTAAAGAAAAGAAGCCGACTAACGTAGTATCAGTTAATATTGATATTGCTCATGTACCTAGTAAACTTTGTAAGTATGGCGCCCTGAAAAATAAGTCTCAGGTCTTCGACGACCGCAGATACCGCAAACCCAAATATAAGAAAAATTATTTTGATGATTAACAGTTTGTTTACAGTGCGTTAGCACATTTTGTGATAAAACGCGTTATAATATAATTAGTAAGTTTACTGAACAAACTAATTACCAATGATAAAATTTTAGGAGGAAACTAAAATGTACACACCCGAAGTTCAGAAGAAAGTAGAAGACCGTTTGCTCGCTACCCACATTTCTAATAGTGCTGATTTTGAGGCCGCCTGTATGTCTGGAGACGGCCAGTTGATCATGAGCATTGTAGACGCTGCAATGGAAAAGAATAACCTTTATACTAAGGGCTCTCATAAGCTTCGTGAGGATATTCTTAAGATGCTCGAAGGACAGTCGAGAGTATCTAAGAGTATCGGCCAGAACATTTTGTTCTTCGTATGGAATTCTCGTCTTGCCGGTATCGGCTTTACGGCTTCCGGACAATAAATAACCGGACAATAAATAATATGAGAGAAAAATTGGAGGAGTTTAAAATGAACGTTAAAGAGTTGTTTGAAAATAAAGAACTTATGAATTCTATCGTCGAGGATATTGAAGATATTCCCGAAGACACTGAGGTATTCTATGCTGTCTGGGCACTCGGCCGCGATAGCAATGATGAACCTACCGATGATGAAGTTTTGATCGGTGAGTTCACTGATCCTGACGCTGCAGTAGAGTATGCTAAGAAGGTTACTATCGAACAGATCAACGAGATGGGTTTTGGTAAGCCTGACCCTGATACCGTTTGTTTCTCTATCGAGGTCGAGACAGTTATCGCAGATCCTGACGATGAAGATGGCGGCACTATGAATATTGGCTCTATCTATCAGAGCTGCCTTTGGCTCGATGGCGATTGCGACTCCGGAGAAGACACTCCTGATTACGGAGATCCTATCGTATCTACCTGCGAAGATGACTACGAGCTTCTTGAAGATGGTACTCTTAAGTTGAGTGCTAAGTCCTTGAAGGGCTTTAATAAGAACGATATGATCAGAGTTCAGTTTCTTGGGGAGCCTGATGTTAGCCTGCTTCCTTATAAAATCGTATCTAAGGTTGAGTATGCTGATGGTGATTATTACCATTGCGAATTGATGATTTAAGGGTTGACAAAAGAATTTCTTCATTATATAATAAACTTGTGTTTACCCAACACCTTAATACTATTTCAAACATTATTTAAAGAGCACAGAAGGATAATCTGGCAACAATCCTCATACTATATACCTTGACTCCTAAATCCCCCGAGTTAATCCTTCTCCTTCTGTGCTCGCTACATAGATATGAATAAGAAGAACTGATAGTAATTATATCATAGCTGTTGCGTTCAAAAAAAACTAAAGTCTACCTACAGACCTCTTCTTATCTGTATCTATGTGGGTTACATAAAAATAATTAAAATAATTTCAAAAACTCTGGTTGTTTTGTCGGTTTACAAAATGGCCTTTTTGCGTTATAATAATATACGTAAGAAACACATAATACATTTTGGAGGAAGTACATATGTTCTACAAAACTAACATCGACATCACCAACGACAAGCAGATGTTCAATTTCTTGAAAGACCATTTTCAGTATCCGACCATGAACTCTTGGAACGGACTCTACTCTGTCGCGCACAACGTAAAGCTTCACAGACTCGACCTTAGCGGTGATTGGTGTACTGCACTCAACCTTCTCGAGAACGGTGAGTATGACACTATTAACTGGATGATTCAGGATTGGGAGCGTGAGCATCCCGGTTATTCCGTCGGCTTTAACGGAAGAAGCGGCGGCTATCTCGTTCTTAGAAATATGGATAGCAACGACAATGTTCTTCCTTGCTCTATTACTGATAATGATGATTACAATCAGTATAAGGAATGGTGCCGGTATTACGGATATACGGTAAAAGAAAATCGCTTCGAGCTTCAGATGTTTACTAAGCTCGTTCGTGACTTCGATAAATTGTGCGACGAACTCAGAGCTTTCTGCGATGAGCTGTCTCATCTTAAGTTTGAAGTCGTTGAAATGGAAAAGGCAGTTGAGGAGTTTAATCAGGACTACGCAGACGACCTTGAGTACCTCGGTTTCGATGAGCTTTCTTGCGACGGCTTCGGTAAAGTAGACTGCTCTGAGATTCTTCAGTTGACCTGCCTGTGGGAAGCATTTCTTAAAATTGCAAAGCGTCCTAATAGCGGATATATTGTAGAATGTGATAATGACGGAGTAGCTTTTTACAAAGAGCTGTGATTGTGAATAAATTGTAAACCTCTGTTAAAAGGGGCTTACAATTGTCTAAAAACGTGTTATAATGTAATATACGAAAGATATTTGGGGGAAATACGAATGCTAAATGAAACTAAGAAAGATTTAATTGAACAGGCTCGTAAACTCGTGAAGCCTTACGAGCAGTATTCTATCGACGAACTCGCTGATGCATACTGCGACGCACTTGATACTAAGAATGAGCAGTTGAAGAACGTTTATATCTCTGCACTTATTCTTCGCTTCTGGTTTAAGATTGATAAGATGTACAGAGAGAATACTGTTGCACCATGTCTTGAACATGAAGACTTCTTCTGGTGGCTCTACGAAGCAATCGAGTACGCTTGTAAGTACAGAGGCTGGAAGGACCCTTCTAAGAATCTTAATGCTCAGCAGTGCATCAATAAGTGCATCGACACTATCAAGCTTCAGAAGTACTACGACCTCCGACTCGATAAGAAGAAGACCGTAAATTACTGCACCAGTATGGATGCGCCTATCTGCGGTGACGGTGATGACTCTGCCAAGACTCTCGGCGATATGCTCGAAGATGAGGACGACCACTTTGATTCAAGCACCGACGATGTTATTAGGCTCGTACAAAGTTATATCAATCGTAATAAGATTATCGAGGCTATCTTGATTGATAACATTGCTTTTAACGATGTGCAGCGGCACTTTAAGAAGACTATCAAGCAGGAAACCTCTGAAGGCGAGACTATCAGGTACACTGAGCACAGCTCTGAGTTTTGGCCCTACAAGTTAGTTCAGATCGTAAGCAAGTTGCCTGCTACATATAAGAAGTCTTTTATGAAGCGTTACCGTATTTCTGAAGAAAAGCTTACTTCTGTTCTTGATGTGATTGATAGAGCCAATAATCAGAAGCTATATAAGTATTTGCGGCACATGCTTGACGAGCTTAGAGCGTCTTACGCATAAACTCAGGAAGCCGGCTTAAACCCCGGCTTCTTTTATTGTATAATATAATAAGAATCGAAATTAGGAGGATTTCAAAATTGTACCTTGACCTATTTGATGAATTACGTTTAAATAAAAGATTAGTAAAGATCGCGGGCTTTGAGGTCGCAGCTTACTGGGCTGAACTTCAGAGTATTCTTAAGCAGGTAGTAAAGAAGCAAACAGCTGATGAGCATGGTTTCTTTACTCTTGACAGAGACTACGTGGAGAGGGAGACTACTCTTACTATTGCTAAACAGTTAAAGTGCGACGAAAAGCTTTTGAGTCTCGGAGTGCTGCTGAAAGACCCGGAAAACCCAAATAAGATTTCTATCGCAGTAAACGGTATGGTTGCTATCATTACCGATGAGGATACTACGAAACTTAAGAAGTCAGGCCGTACTACTGCAGATGACCGAGCAGCGAAGGTCGCCGGGATTAAAGCGACTATGAAGAAAGCGATCATTGACACTGACTACAATACTCGCCTTGCTTATGAACGTTGGATCGATGGTATGGTAGACGCGCAAAACTGTAAGTTCACTAAGGCAGTTGTTCAGCTATTTGAGAAGACGATTACAGAGTACACTCAGGACAGAGATTTGCGTATTAAGATCATTGAGATCGCCACTACTAATAGTTATAAGGACGCTACTTGGGCAATTAACAGAATTTATAATCCTGGAAAGTTTACGCAGACCCCCGCGACTAAGCTTCCTGAGCAGAAGATTTGTACCGGTGTTTCTACTGAAGTATTTTAAGGAGGATTATTATGAATTATATTTCACTTAAACTTTGTCCTGTCTGCGGAGAAGTACCGGAGAAAACTACTTGTAGTCTTGAGGGACCAAACGGTCGAGGTTACAGAGGTTGTTTTACTTACCAGTATAAGTGCGAGTGTTGTAAGCTTGTTAAGGGCGGAGAAACAGCAGACATTTCTATTTCTAAGGAAGACGCGGTTAACCGCGCGAAGGAAACTTGGAACGCTGAGGTTAGCAGGATTCAGGAGCACCTTGACCGTCTTTATGTAAAGCGCACAGAGGATACCTAAATAATTTTTTAAATCTCGTTTATTTTGTCAGTTTACTTTTCCTGAAAAATGTGTTATAATATTAAATGTAAGGAACAAATAATACTTAGGAGGAAAGTATGAAGAAACTTTATATTGTTTGTTGGGGTTCTGCTGGTCAGGACGACGATGGTAACTCTAAAGCTTTTTGCGGAGTTCACGGGGTTTACACTGATAAGCCTGCTGCACTCAAAGGTCTTGTAGAGTGTAAGGATGTTTGCTACGACGAAGTAATTCAGACGGACGATCCTGAAGAACTCGAGTACAACAAGTCTCGCACCAGAGTTTATGGTTCGGAAGCAGAGGAGTATTTCGAAATCGATTACGACTTTGCGGACGTTAACAATGAACTTTACATTAAAATTGACAAAGTTAATTTGGAGGACTAATATGGATACCGAACTTATGATGATTCAGATGGAGAACGACTTCAACGAACTCGCAGAGCAGTACGACGGCGCAGCAGAGAACGAACTGCTGTTTGCACTTGGTGCGCCCGACGCAGAGGCTACTAAGCTGCACACTCAGAATGTTGTGCAGAACCGTGAGATGGCGAAGTTCTACCGCTACCTTGCAACTCGTGCTCTCGACCTCATCGAATCTTTTCAGGAGGACTGATTATGCCGACTATTACTGGAATTACATCAAGAGATCTGAGCCGTGAACTCTTGTGTGAAGGCTACACTGCTAAAGTAGCTTGCACGAACTTCTGGGACTCTCACGGTAAGCGTATTGAATATGCACCGACTCAGCATAAGTTTGACCGCCAGAAGAAATTTGAAATTTGGAAAGTTACCGGCGAGACTCATTACTCTACTCTTGACTATGTACATCAGTGGGAATACTGGAAACTCTACATCGATGGTAAGCTTCTTGACGTTGGCGAGATCATGAGCTACAGAGTTCTTAAGACAAAAGTCAAGCTCGACTGTTGTGTCGGTGCTGGCTAATAAACTAATAATTTAATAGGAGGAAAATACAAATGAAGAAATCTAAGTATCTTAATCAAATTTTCGGAAGCTGGGAGTGTACCCATGTGGGAGTTGCGAGAGTACAGCCCGTATATCGAGATACTGTCGGACCGAACGGTAAGAAACTGCGTAATAAGTTTCCCGGACACCAATCTTACTACTACATCTTTGAGAGACTTACTTCTGACCTCAAGGCAATGAAGATGATTCGACTTAATGCGAATCAGGCGAATCAGGTTTTGAAGGGTGAGCGCACAGTAGAGCACTTCGCAGAGAAGAAGGAGCGCAAGCGTTCGCAGAACTTTAAGAACAAGGTAAGCTATAGTTTCTGTGACTGATACATAAAAGGCATCCATATTGTTGGGTGCCTTCTTTTTATATAAAACATACAAAAATATTTTTAAACTTTGTGCAATTTGTCAGTTTACAAAATGACGATTTTGTGTTATAATATAAATGTAATCAAGCAAAGCATTTAGGAGGAAATACAAATGAAGAACACTGTACATATTGTACTCAAGGACGGAGTTATTTGGGAAGCTTATGGAGAGGGCGACGTAGATATTATTGTCTATGACCTCGACACTGATGACCCTGAAATGAGAGCTGAAGTTGAGAGGGAACTTTCGACAGTAAGAGCGAAAGCAGAAAATCACGAACTTGAAATTTTTTAAGGAGGAAAACAAAATGACTAGAATCAATCTTACTAAGTACGGGTTCACCAGATTCCCTGAAGAGGACTTCTCCGACGACGGTAACAGATTCACCTGCTATCGTTTCTCTGATACCAATAGCCACATCTCTAAGCTCGTCGCAGACGGTCAGGCTTATCTTTCTGCTCATGTCTCTGGTCAGCTTCCTTATGAAGTTTATTCCAAGCTTCCTAATTATCAGGCAGCTACTTGGAGCTATAACGGAATCTCTGTTGCCAGCCTGACTGATGAGATGCTTAAGGACTTCTTCCGAGCTTGTGTTCAGTATGAGAAAGAATATCAGGCCGCTGAAGCAGCTATCGAGTATCCTACTGAGTGCGAGCTTCTCGCTAAGTGCATCCGAATTCAGAATAAGCTTATTCTTGAGATGAACGAGCTTGAGACTCTGCTGGGTGAGAATGCAATTGAAGCAGCTACTAAGTTCTCTAAGTGGGAATGGGAGCAGCTTCAGAAGTATCTTACTTACATGCTTCAGGAGTTGAGCAAGTATAAGCATGATACCTTCATCCCCAGTGTTCTCGGAAAGGCTGAAAGCTTCAACTTCGTCCAGAATAAGGATGATACTGAGCCGTCTTACTGGTATAAGTCTATCAAAGAAATGTTCCAAAAGCATTCGATTATTTAACCCGCAGGCAAAGCACATAGAAAAATAAATAAACTCTGTGTGCTTTGTCAGTTTACAAAGCAATCAAAACGTGGTATAATATATATGTAAGTTAATGATACGGAGGATAATAAAATGCGTTGTGCAAACTGTGATAAGACTTTAGGCGGAGACTCTTTTAAGACCGCTTACGGAGACTGGCTCTGCGAAGACTGCTGGGACGACTATATCTGTTCGGATGCCGGCAGGCTCGAGTACTTGATCGGTATCTGCTCCGGTGATTTGCCGGTAGAAGAGTTTGATGCAGACTTCCTTGGTGCGGTAGCAGAAAGCTGGAAGGAGCATTCTAAGATGCTTGACCTTACTGCCGAGCAGCTTACTGAGATCGAGCAGAAAGCCGTGGAACTTGGAATTCTTTAAGGAGGAATAAGATATGTCTACTAATTCTGGAATTGCCCTCAAGCAGGGTGATACTTATATTACTATCTACTGTCATTGGGACGGTCATCCGAAGACGATGCTTCCCATTCTCAGAGAGCACTATAACTCTTTTGACCTCGCCAACATGCTTATTAGTATGGGAGATGCAAGTTCTATCAACAGGCTTATCGGTCCTAATCCTAACAAGCCTCACGACTTTATGAACCCTCAAGAAGATGTCTGCGTTTTCTATCACAGAGATAGAGGAGATGACTGGCTCAGCTGTCGGCCGGTTTGCTATACTCGACAGGAGTTGTTCAGACAGCAGAATTTTGAGTATGTTCACGTTTTTGAGGACGGACAGTGGAACAGCTATACTATGACCGGAAAGAAGGTAAATTATTGATGTACGATTACTTTGAGCTCTCGGGAGAGGGAGTATACTATAACCATAATGATAAACGATGCTTTAGACAGAAAGACTTAAAAGCTATTCGTTTCGAAAACAATGAAAGTTGTCAGAATACTTTATCAGCTAAGCCCGCGTATGAAAGGAAGAATAAGTAATGAATACACTTTTACACTTTAAGAATTTCTATGAGGAGATCCGCTCTTCTAACTCGCGTAAGTTTAAGCAGGAGGTTCTGCAGAAGTATGAGGATGATGAGGTAATTCAGAAATACCTAAAAATCGCTTTTGATCCTTATAAGCGATACGGACTTAACTATCCTAAGCTCTCTAAGGTGGTGAGAGTTGGGGACACTTGGTGTGCTCCTACTGTATTCGACCTCTTTGACTATCTCGAAGTACATAACACTGGAAGAGATGTTGATGTAGCTGTCTGCCAGCTCGCTCTCGACTGGCTCGTTAGTGTTGAAGATATCGATTCCTACAATCTTCTCTGTAAGCTTATCTGCAAAGATGTGAGTATCGGAGTGGAAGCAAAGCAGATTAACGCTGTGATGCCGGATCTTATTCCTACCTTCAATGTTCAGCTCGCTCAGAAATACTTCGAGAAGCCGGAGAAGCTTGAGGGCAAGTACTTTGCAGTAACGACTAAGATAGACGGAGGTCGTATTATCGCGATCCGCGAAACTGACGGAGTTTCGTTCTTCACTCGTGCCGGACAGCGATACGAAGGACTCGTTGACCTGGAGAGGGAGATGCTCGAGACTTTTCCTGAAGGAACTGTTCTTGATGGTGAGATTACTATTCTCGATGACAAGGGAATCCCGAGTAAGGAAGCTTACAAGAAAGCAATGAAGATCACTCGCTCAGACGGAGAGAAACATGGTCTTAAGATGAAGTGCTTTGATGCAATGTCTCTCGAGGAATGGAAAGCCCAGAAGTGTACTCATGACTACATCGAAAGACGACTTCTCCTCGAAGGTTTGTTCAAATACGGCCCTAGTCACGGAGTCCATACCTACTTCGAGGTTCTGCCGGAACTTTACAGAGGAGAGGATACTTCTAAGGTACTTGAGTACCTCGATGAAGCTCTCGCTAATCAGGAAGAGGGAGTCATGATCAATATCTGCGATGCTCCTTACGAGTTCGGTCGTACTTGGAACCTTATGAAAGTAAAGAAGATGAATACTCTTGATCTCGAGATTGTCGGCTTCGAAGAAGGTTCCGGAAGACTTGCTGGAGTTCTCGGCGCGATCCTCGTGCGATACAAGGATGGGAACATCGTAAAGGTTGGCTCTGGATTTTCAGACATTCAGAGAAACGAGATCTGGCAGGACCCTGATTACTACTTTGGTAGAATCTGTGAGATCCAGTACTTCGAGGAAACTACTAATGCAGACGGTGGCATTTCACTTCGCTTCCCGGTCTTTAAGGATTTCAGACCTGATAAGCTTACTCCTGATTTTTAATAAAATATCAATTTAATAAATTATTAAAAGCGCACAGAAAAATTTATAAAAGTCTGTGCGCTTTACTAGTTTACAAAAGCAATTTTTTGTGATATAATATAAATGTAATCGAGAAGGTTACAGAATACATATTTTACAAAAGAGGAAATGAAAAATGGATCTTACTAAAGTTAACGGCTGCTACTCTAAGGAACTTCGCGAAAGCACTTACATTATTAAGTTAATGGTTAAAGAAGACAGTATTTCTGTCAGTGACATGATTAATACTGTTAAAGCAATTATTATGTCTGCCTATATCGAAGCAGACGCTAAGAAACGTTTTACTAAAAAGCTTGAGGCTTGTAAAACTAAAGAAGAAATTGATAGGCTTTGCTACGACGCAGTAGTTCACGGCATGTACTATCATGGGTCTAATAAAAGAAAGTCTGTCGCATAATAAGTATTAAATAAAGGGCTAAACTTATTGCTAAATTATGTAGTATTAAGCTTAGCCCTTAAATACAACTAAAAGGAGAATATATTATGTTAATAGAAAATTTTGCAGAGCTGTCTGCGCAGGAGCTTAAGAAGTTTGCTGATGATATTATCAATAAGGTTAATGCAGAACACTTATTCGCACCCGATATTGAACTTAGATTAACTGACGATGGTCAGGATAATATCGTGCCAGACGAAATGACTGGCGACCTTGATATTTATGTAGAGCCAACAGAGTACGTACTCGTTGGCCGAGAGGCTTACTGGACTTGCAGTATTGATGATGAGAACTATGACAGGGGTACGCCAGAGGACCCAGACTACTTTGATACTGTCATGAAAGACATTAAAAAAGCTTTTCCAACCAAGACAGTTTCTATCGACGGCTACTCAGTTACTATCGAAGCTTATGACTGGGGAGATTGTGATACCGGCGAAGTACGTGAAGTTACTAGCGTTAAAGAAGACGATGACGGTATTGGGCAATATGAATATTGGGGTGAGATTGGTTACGACTCCAGACCTTTCTTGGCCGTCGAAGGTATTATCGACTGCCCAACGTCTCTTTATGTTTCTTTGACAGTAACGCCAGAGCACGCTATTCCAACTGTAGTAAACGAAGAAGAATAATTAAAACAAAGAACCTTGATTAAATTTCAGGGTTCTTTTTTATTTACATTTTATTTACAAATTACACTAAATTTGTTAGCACACTTTGTCAGGACCTATGTTATAATATAAATGTAAGATAAATGAACGGAGGAACTTAAATATGAAACCTTTAATAAGACATTGGAGAGATGATTTAATAAGACCTACTACATCTGTTCGCGGAGCTACTAACAAAGTTATGGAACTCGTAGACGAGGGAGTTCTTAATCCCAGAGATGTTCTTCTTATGGCTCTTAAGTGGATGAGCGAAGACGACGTAAAAGAAATGGCTGAAGCTAATGAACTCTTTGAAGAGGACGAGGAAGATGAAGACTACTCCGACTACTCTGAAGAAGAGCTTCGTAAGATGGGTTGTTTCGACAACCTTAATGAGGAGATAGAAGATGAATAAGACTTTTGATTACATCGTGAATGCCGGAAAATCTAAAGATAACTTGACTCCTGTCTGTGCCTATGTTTCTATGGAAGATGCTATCACAGGAGCAGAGAGACTTGCAGCAGAAAAAATTCCTGGGCTTAAGTATACTGAAGTAGTTTATATGCCCGAAGATAACGATGACATCAATGAAGTTGTTTGGGCAAATTTTAAAAGATAGTTTGTTTACGGTTCGTTTACATTTATATAATACCTGCGTAGTAATTATATTGTATAATATAAATGTAAACGAAACTTGGAGGATTACATAAAATGAGTAAACGTTTCTTTGTGGCAAAAGCTAAAAATGGCTATCGTATGTATTTTACTTACGAGGGCACAGGTTTTCCTGCTATTGATGTTCCCAATCCTATGGACTACGAAATCTTTGAAATCACTGAAGAGGAGTACAAGAAGAGTGAGAAACATTGAGTTTAAGTACAACGCAGGCGATGTAGTAAAGTTTAAAGATAAGTTTCACTCGCCTACCTGCAGACTTGAGGATCTTGCAGGTACTACTGTAAAGATTGCAGGACGAGCACTCGCCTACAACAATAAACCCCATTATTATATTGAAGGCGAAGAAGCGGTATTTCCTGAGACCTGTTTTCAAGGACTCGCATAAACGCCACAAATTCGCTCTGTATCGCGTTTAAGGCTTTGCTAAGCTAAGTACTAGGGCCTAAGATCTTAAACGCGATACGGCGAGAATATGAGCCAAATAGAAAGGATTGTGTCATGAACTACAAGTTTAAGAAAGGTACTCAAGTACAGATTAAGTTCACGGATATGTTTTCAGCTATCTTCGGATCCGGCGGTTTCGGCAATGCCTCTTCTGCTATTGGCGGAAAGATCACAGACCGTAGAGTACACCCCGACGGAAAAAACCAGTATAAGATTAACGGCTTTACTGGCTGGTGGGATGAATCTACGCTTCAGGAGGCTTGATTATGATGTCTGCATATGAAGCTAATAAAGCTACTAAAGAAAAGCTTGATCAGGTAGCAAAGGAGTTTGTTATTAACACCGTAGATGACAAAGTACGGGAGGCAGTTAATGACGGTCTCTTTGGAACGACCGTAGATATTGTAGATTCCAGAGATCAGAGAGCTGCAGAAAGGATTGCCGAAATCTTGAGAGACGAATATCGCTTTAGTGTATTGCTCACTCCGGCATCTTTTGACTCGCCTTGCTGGCTGGATATTTCTTGGGAGGCAAGCAATGAAGACTAAAGGAAATTGGGTAATCAAAACTTCCACTGGTTTGTACTGGTGCGGTGCGAACCTCTTCGATGAGCAGATCAGAAAAGCTCAGATCTATCACTGGAAAGAAAAGGCAGAAGAGCAGGCTGCTTGGATCTGGAAGAGAAATAAGATTTCAGAAGATGTAACTTGGGAAGTTATTGCAGTAGTCGAGCCTAAAGAACTTAAGGATACTGAAGCTGAGTGGATCGTAGTGCTGAACGCACCCTTAGAGTTTGCTTGCTCCAGTTGCTTTGCTTCTGCTCTTAATGACTACAGAGGCCGAAGTACCGATTCTAAGTTCTGCCCTAACTGCGGAAAAAGAATGATTAACTCTACTATGCCGGAGGATGAAGAAGATGTATAAACAGTTTATTATCGGCTTCAAGAAAGCTGGAGGTAAGGAATACAGAATCCACGTTATGGCAGAGTCTGGAACTCAAGCAGTAAGGATTGCTTCTAATCGACTTTCGGATAAACTCGGAACCGGAGACTTCTATATTATTGGGGAGGCTGAAGAATAATGAAAGTTAAAGTTTATAGAGTCAGCTTGAAGGAAGACCCCAACATCTGGTACCTCGTAGATGCTCCCGGCAAGAGAGTTGCTCGGTGGTGTGGAGCTGCACTGTATAACAATGAGTACCTGGGCTTTCGTACTCCTAAAGATATGAAAGTAGAAAGATTTAAGTATGAGGAGGACAACTAATGAAGAAGAAAGTAACACTGACCTGTATCCTGAAGTCCGGGGTAAAAGTAGAAGACTCTATCAAGTTCGATCGTAAGGATACTAGAATCTTCAGAGCTATCGAGAAAATCAGAGAGGATGTAGAGAACTACCTGGCTAGTCCTACTTCCGACAAGGGACAATTCACTTTCGGTAAAACTACCATCGCAATGTCTGAAGTTGCCGCAATTTCATTTAAGGATTAAAAGGAGTATTGATATGGTAAGTTATTTCAAAACACAATGGTTTAGATTGCTTGTTGCTTTGTTCTGTTTGATCATGTGTTGTATCTATGCTTTCAAGCCTGCGCCTGAGGTCTTGACAGTAGAAGCACTCGACGAAGTAATGTCTAATATGCTGACCGCTAATATTTACTTCCTCGGCTTTATCATTTGGTCTTTTATGTCTTTTATTAACCACCTCCAAGATCGTATTGAGCTGCTCGAGAAGAAGCAGGAGAGGGATGACATGATGTATGAACTCGTGCAGGAACTCGTGACAGCAAATAAGATCGACCGCGAGGTCATGAAGAAGTATGAAGAAAGACTTAAGAAGTTGGAGGACATAAGATGATTAAACCTACTACTCAGCTTCTTGAGGAAGCTAAAGAAGATCTTTCTGAGATCATAGATTATGTAGCTTCAGAGACTGCTGACGTAAGTCTTTTACTTTGGCTGCAGGATCTGGAACTAAAGTTTGGTACTATCTATCGCAGGCTCTCTAATCCTGTGGTGCAGCAGAAGGAGGATTAACTTATGGAAAAGTATATCGGAACAGCGAGAAACGTAAGAGAACTGCAGGAGCTTCTGAGTAAGATAAGCTCTTCAGCTACGATCACTCTGAGCACTAATCAGTGGCCTGAACCTTTTGTTGAGCTTTACTATGACAAAGAAATTGATGATGTAATAATTAAATAAGAGAGGTAAGATAATATGACAGACTTTGAAAAGCGTATTCCTGAAGATGAACCTATGGTTGAAGACTGGCCTGAGCCTGCTGACTATGAAGATGAGTGGGATGACTATGAAGAAGAACCAGTAGATTCGCAGGATTATGAAATTAGCTTTAAGGCAAAGGGTCTAACTGCCGCGGAGGTTAGCTGGCTTAGCCGCTATCTTTTCGACGCTATCGAGAAGGAGCTTGAGATTCCTCACTCTAAGCTAGAAGCTCTCGAAATTGAAGAGGATTGATTTAATTGGCCGGCTATCGATTGATGGTCGGCTTATTTATATAAGTAATTAAAATAATTTCGTGCAGTAATACTATTTACAAGATAAGCATAATGAAGTATAATGTAATCATAATATAAATAAGGAGGATTACATATTATGAATACAAAGCTTCGTCAGGTTTTAGAATCGCCGATGAGAACTATCCTTGCAGTGCGCGCAGCATTTGACTACTGTGAGAATGTAGAAGACATTAAAGAAGTAATTAAAAAGATTCCGCTTAAGTTTGGAAAGTTTAAACTACTGAATGTTTATGAAGAGGAACACTACTTCATTATTCAGAATTTGTTTGAAAAGAACGACGAGATGCACTCACAGGTAGTGTCTCATGATTTCTATGATGTAAGAGAGGACTACTATTATGACTTTGGAGGAAGATAGAATTATACTGCACGATCTAAAAGGAGTCAACTTAAAGGTTGGCTTCTTCTTAGGAACGCGTGAAGAATGGATGAAGGATACTAAGTGTATTCACTATTCTATCTGCTGGGAGTCGGTAGATGTTCGCGTGGATCAGCTTACTGTATCCGAACTTATTTCTGAACTAGACTTCTTCTATGTCACGCAGCAACTAGTAGTAGACGATCACGTGATTGCCGGAGATGTAATCGACTTCCGATGTGAGAGGGCTGACGGGCTTCTTACTGCTTCCTGTACAATACTGCTAGGAAAGGACTATTAAATTTATAAAAAGTTTGTTTGTTTTGTCAGTTTACAAAATGAATAAAACGTGATATAATATAAATGTAAATAAGATTAAGGAGCGTGCCTAATATGACAATGGAAGAAAAGCTTGAAATGTATAAAGAAAAGAAAGCTTTTATTGATGGTCTTAATAACGTATTTGAAACGAGACCTAAAGGCTCTTCGGTAGTTAATATTAACTATGAAGTATACACCAAAGAAATTGCTCGAGATGAAAACATTTATCGAAGCATTATTGAGTTCGTAGTTCTTACTTTTACTGGCGGAGGAAAGTCTGCGAAGGTAGTGTCTGGAAATAGTAATACTGCGAATTTTAGAGTTATCGGTACGATGCTTGATGGCGGACATTACGAAGAAAACATGTATTATAAGTCGGTACTCGAGAGTGACTACACTCGTATTATTTAAGGAGGACATAAAAATGGAAAACGAAAAGTATCCTATTAAAGAAGAATGGGAAGAGTACTACAAAGTGCTCGAGGGTATCAGAAGAACCGGAGTTTGCAACATGTTCGGTGCTGCACCTTATCTAAAAGAGTTCTGCCCTGAACTGACCAGAGAAGAGTCTAACGAGATTCTTTGTAACTGGATTCATAACTACTCTGCCTTGAACGAAAAGTACGGTTGGAGGAACTAAACGATGAACATTATTTCAAGTACCAACCTTTCTCGATACGGCAATGACTGTTACATAGAAGAATCAGTTTCTCTGGTTGAGCAGTTTGACCTTTACGCTGTAATCCGTTTCTATAAGGTTAGCGGCTGGTCGGACCGTGAAGAAGTCGATGTGCTTATTACTACAAAGTCGCGGACTGAGGCAGGAAAGAAATATAAAGAATACTGTAAATACTATAAAGAATAAAGGAGTTACATATACAAATGAATACTAATAAAGTTACTATTGAAAAGCTCGCTGCTTGGATCGATAATCTTAAGGAACTCGCTAAAGCAGATACCGAAGCTGTAGTCCATTGGTTTGGTCAGACCGCCGGAGAACCCTTCAGTATCGTAGGTGGCTGGCAGAAGATGTTTAAGGAAGACTACTCTGATCTCTTCTGCTGTAGTAAGTCTCAGCCTGAGTACGTGATGTGCGTTAAGATCGTAAAGAACGATGGACCTTACGCTTATACTGACTTTGAGGCTATGAACATGCCGACTAATCGTTTTGGCGAAGTGGACGACACCTGTATCCCTCTTGAGTGGGACGACAGTCCTGAGTACGCAGCAGAGTTCTTCCTGCACGAGTGGGAAAGAATCATGAGAGAACAGGAGGCGGACTAACATGGATAAGCAAGATATTGCAGAGTACGCTTATACTAATGGTTATCAGAAGGGTGTAGCTGATACTAAGAAGAGTTTACAGGAAGCTATTGAGTATATGCTTTCGTCAAACGACGTAGATGTAATCATTTCTGAAGGCGAAGTCTTCGTACCTATTAGTACCTTGCGAGAAGTAATTCGTAAGCTGGAGGAAAAGTAATGGAAGACATTCAATACTATATCATCAAGAATCCGGATACAGGTCTCTACTACAGAGGCAAGGGAGTTAATCGCTGGGGCAAGTATATGAACCAAGCTTCTATCTTCAGAGTCCGCGGACAGGTAGAAGAATCCTGCGAGTGGATTAACCGGTGTCATAGAAACGGCGAGAGAGCGGTAATCATTCCTATTAAGATTACTGAGCTCGACAGCGAAACTACTTAAATTAATGTTGTATAATAAAATATAAAATAAAAAGGAGATTGAAAATTATGTTTGGTAAGTATGAAACTTGGAAGATTGTTTATATTCTTCCTCCGCACCTTCAGAATAACGGTATGAGAGGTGTTGCTCTCGTAGAAGCTGCAGACCGTCAGCAAGCGATGTATCAGTTCCAGACCCAGTATGCCGGGCAGTACCATACAGTAGAAAGCTGTCAAAAACTTCTTGGTTAAAAGTTTTAAAAACTTTTAACAATACTACAAAATTTATAAATTTATATTGTATAATATAATAGAACATTACGAAGAGTTGTTTAAGCTTTAGGTTAATCTTTCTTTCCTCCTTCTTTCACTTCCTCCGTGTACATAACAACCCTTCGTAATGTGGACAGTCCAATTGTCGCCTCCTTTTGATTATAAAAGTAAATAAGTTAATTATACCTCCTTTCTAAATTCGTTAAAGCTTATTTCTTTTAAGACCGTTTAAATCGACGGTCTTTTTCTTTTTATATCGTATAATATAATAAGAAAACTATTTACAATTTGGTAATAACTTTTTTCGAAAAAGGGGTTTACAAATTATGGAAAATATGTTATAATATATTTGTAAGAAATCAAAAGATAAAAATAAAGGAGAAACCTAATATGTTTTATTACACAGTAGAATCCAGTCACTGGCCGATGAACCTCGAGTTTAAGTCTAAGATTGAAATGAAGGAAGGACAGTGTTTTCGTATTACTTCTCACGACGGTCAGAGACCTTACCCCACTAGATTCAAGGTACTCGCTGTATCCGAGAATCCTACTTATTCGGGAAACATTGTAGAGATTCTGGATGCTGATCTTAACGTAGAAAGTTTCTAATACAATAGGTAACACTTGCAAACCCGGTCGATTAACGTTGGCCGGGTCTTTTCTATTTGTAAATAATTTACTAACAATTCAGAAAAGGGGTTTACAAATGAAATGTTTTGTGGTATAATATAAATAGAAAAGCAAAAGGAGTACAAAAGATTATGTATAAGAATATTCTTATTAAGTTAATTGAAGATGCTGATCAACCTTATATTACTAAACATAAAAGCGGTACAATTGTTCTTGTACTCCCTGCTCAAGGAGACCCTTATTACGGAGTAGGCTGTGAGTTAACTGCTGAAGAAGCAGATGAGCTTTTAAATATTTTCCCTGCACTGGATGTACATAATCAATTAAGTTAAGGAGAATGACTTATGCTTAAGATTATTAAAGAAAGAACCCCTGAAACAATCAAGGAGTATTACATTAACTTCTGGTATAAGGATGATCCTGAAGCTGGTTTCTGTTTTCCTGCCACTCGTTCTGGTGAGCCAGATTTCTCTTCTATGACTCCTGAAGCTTTGGCTAACTACGAAGCTTGCCTTACTGATGAACGTCTCACAGAAGCAGAATTTGAAGTCCGTGACTGGACCTATAATAAATACTACGAACCTTTCTTAGGGGGCGGAGCGGTACTACTGGACCTGTGTCCGGAAGAAGCAATAGTTAATGATATTAATCCTGAGCTTATTAATATGTATCTTCAGGTTAGGGATAATGTAGAAGCTGTAATAGGTTATCTTTCTAGGCTTGATGCCGAACACGAAACTGTACAGGACGCTAAAGCTTTTTACTATAGAATAAGAGAAGATTATAATTTAAGTCGAGGCTATAATACTTACTCTCAGGCAGCAAGATTTATCTACTTGAATAAGCATTGCTTTAACGGTCTTTATAGAGTTAATAGTAAGGGTGAGTTTAATGTTCCTTTTAATGGAAAGCTTACTGGCGGTTCATTTAACGCAGACCACTTGAGAGCAGTATCTAAGCAGATTCAGAATGTAGAATTTCTGTGTGGTGACTTTGAGAAAGCAGTGAGGACTATAGCACCCAAAGATTTTTTGTTCATTGATTCCCCGTACGCGCCCCTGACGCCTACTTCCTTTGTAGATTATACCAAAGAAGGCTTTAGCTATGAGGATCATAAAAGACTAGCAGACTTCTACATGGAGCTCTCTGACTACGGTGTTTATTGCATGCTTACTAACCATGATACCGAGCTTATTAGAGATCTGTATAGAGGCTTTAATTTTACTGAAGTAGACGTTCGCCGTAGTATTAATAGAAACGGTGATAATAGAAAAGGTAAAGAAGTTATTATAACTAATTATTAAGGAGACTCTATGGTATATAAAGAACATCAAGCCTGGCGAGATGAAGTAGGACTCGACTCAGGTGTTTTTGATACAAGTGATTTAAGTGAAGACCAAGCAGAGCTTGTTTATCAGATGAGAGACAGTAATCCTGTTATTCCTTATACTCTTGAGGTAGAGTGTAATGCCTACTGGGGCAATTTTGAAAGAGAGTTTATTGCTTATTCTATGGGTATCCTCGATGATGTACAGATGAGAATTAGGCACTCAGAAGAATACCTTGAGATGTTCTGGCAGGATGTATTTGGACGTTCACATCTAGACTTTGAATATGCTCTTGAGAACTATGTCTTGTTACAGGATTATCTTTTTGAGACTTTCCAGGAGTGCGACGATTGGGAGCAGCTTACTTTCTATTCTATAGACTGGAATGTCAGAGACCGAGAGTTGCTCAAGATTCAGCTTGCTAAACCCTTTGATGATTACTGGGAAGGTATTATAATTCCTCGTATGAAAGCTTTCTTTGAGAAGCATATCTATGAGGATAAAGCAAAGCTTATTAGTATTAAGCTTCTTGATCAGGATGGCAAGGTAGTAAAGGAATATTAATATATGAGAAAGAAACTTCCATTTTTTATTTATTGTGCTGAGTGTAGAACTTGCAGACATAGAAAGTTTAAGAACCTATTTGATTGTAAGGCTATGTTAGATTGTGCTGATTGTAATGGCTTGAGTGTTCAAACTATTATTCCTTTCGTACTATGGCGAGTAAGCTGGTGCAAGTTATATAAAAAGAAAATATAAAAATTTTAGATTATTGATAAAGGAGATATTTAAAATATGGGATGGTTTGATGCAGCAGCCACTTATAGTAGTGGCAAGACACCAAAGTATAAGATAGGAGCTAAGGTATATAGACTACTTGTTATTCCGCCGGAGTTTAATAAGAGAAAGCTACAGAAGTTCTGCGTGCCCTGTGAGATTACAGGAGTCTCTACCAAGAAGAGTGGCTTTATCTTTAGAGAGTTTACTTATACAATTAAGTCCGCAACAGGTGAGCTTACTGAAAACGTTTATGAGTCTGAACTCTATGCTGAATATCAGAATGTGCCGGAAACCAAGAATCCTGATATTACTTTTAAAGAAGCAGTAGAAGAAGCGCTAGAACAAATGACAGAGGAAGCACAGTAACTTATGGGTTGGATTCATTCAAAGTTTTCATACAAGAGTGGTAAGTGGCCAGAATATAAAGTAGGAGAAGAAGTCTACTTAGTTAGAGATATTCCTAATCCTTGGCTTGGAACTGGCTTATCTCCCGTGCCTGCTAAGTATAAAATAAAGGAAGTATCTAAGACAGCTTGTGGTGGAATTATTAATAGAGAGTTTGTATATGTTATTGTAAACACCGAAACTAATATGGTAACAATAAATGTATATGAATCAGAACTTAGATCTGCTGCTCAGCCTTTTGGATACTATAAGCCAGACCACAGACATACTGACTACGAATACTTAATAATCGGTGTTACAAAGAATCTTGATCGTAATGAAGCACCGAGTTTCTATAATGATAATATTCTAGAACTTACTTGGGATAGCCGAACCGATACCTACAGTCTTTGGTTTGATTCTACTATTACAGACAGCGCGATCGTTCGTAATGTAACTCTTTTACTTATGAGCTTATCATTAGAAGGATATTCAGATGATGAGGTTGTAAGAATTCAACATAAGTATATAGATGCAACACTTAAAGTCGGAGATGATCAAGTAAATGAAAAAGACGCTTGGATAGCAAAGTCTATTTATATACTTGTAGCTAGAAGATTTATCTGGGATGATATAGTATGTCATGATGAAAAAGATGAGTATATAAAGACACATCCTTCTGCAGAAAAGATATATAGACCTGATAAGAAATATATTAAATAAAGTTTAAGGGATAGCTTAATTTCAGGCTATCCCTTATTGTATTATATTATAAAGAAACTTTATTGGAGGAATAAACCTTTGGCTAAGTGTTATGTATTAAAAGAAGACGTTTCTATTACTTTTACACCGGATGAAATCTTTGAACTGGTAGTTTGCTGTGAGGGCGAAAAGTCTTATTGCAAGGATGCTATGAATCAGTATCCTAAGAATAGTAAAGGTTATAATGAATATAAGCAGCTCTATGAGAAAGCTGAAAAGATGCAGCAGAAGATTATTGATATTCGTAATGCTAACGGTGTTTTGGAGGATGTATAATGATTAGCGCAGCAGAGGCAAGACAGTTTAAAGAGCATGTTTGGCAGTATCAATTGGAGCAGATTGACAGAGCCGTTAAAGAAACTATTATTGCTGGAGGCCACGAATGTGGTTATAGAGCAGACCTTCTTGATGAGCGAACTATTGAGCAGCTAAGACTTCTCGGGTATAAGGTAGAGGACGACGGACATAATTGGACTAAGATTTCTTGGGAGGATTAATTTATGGAAAAGTATTATAGAGTAAGTGATATTAATGAGATACTCAATAAGCTCGCTAAAGAGCCTTATTATCAACACGACGGTGAGGACTTCTATAACGGGGTCTGCACTGTTGAAGGAGAGCTTATGTGCTTGGAGCCTGTAGAGATCGAGGAACCTACAGTAGCTAAGTGGATTCCCGCTAGTACAAAGCCCGGTGTTCACGCAGGCATGAAGTGTTCTGAGTGTAAAGCAAGAATTTCCTACAGCGAGCACTTTAACGGTCAGCATTTGTATTGTCATAAGTGTGGTGCCAAGATGGTTAAAGAAAAAGATCCTGAGTATACCTTCACAACCTATGCTGGTGTGCCCGGCTACGAAGCTATAAATAAGGAGTAATTATGGCAGACGAATATATTAATAAAGGTAAGCTTATTGAAGAAGTTAGAAAAGCAGCATCTCGTTCTATGGTTGGTGAAATCGATGAGCCTTATCTGGATTGGAAGACTGTAGTCAGTTTTATTTTTGATGCTCCAGCAGAGACCGTACAACCTGTAGTAGAAGGAGCTTGGAAGAATTATTCTTCTACTATGATGGAATGTAGCGAGTGCAAGAAACATGTTCCGTATCATAGATATGAGTTCTGTCCACATTGCGGTGCTAAGATGATTAAGGAGTAAGATATGAAGATATATAAAAATCCGTATGTATCATATGATAGTTATTTTGTAAAGACAGGAAAAGCTTATACCAGAAAAATGGAAGCCAGCGCAAGTAAAGGTTTCTGTATAAATAATATGAACGGCAACTGGGAAATTCAGGAAGTTCAATATTATGATAGTGCTCTTAGAAACGAATTTCCTGTAGTAGCTGAGAATAGAGTGGCTATTCAGAAAATTATTGATGAAGCTGTTATGGGCGCAGTACTTAAGTTAGTAGGTGAGTGGTAATGAGTAAAGCAACTATATGTGATAAATGCCGTAAGGTATTAAGGTGTGCTCCTTCTGCAAGAATAGAAATTGACTTTTACTATAATGGTACAGCAAAGTACGAGTTGTGTGAAGCTTGTAAGAAGAAGCTTTTAGCTTGGCTCGATGAGGAAGACCTCAGAAAGGCTAATTTCGATTAAGAGGAGGACTACGATGAGTAACGGGACAGTAACAGTTATTAATACAACACCTTATAACCTGCAGCCAGTTCCGGAAGTAGGAAAAGAATATCATATCTTTGATGATGGTAAGATTAGTCCTAGCAGACACTTTATAGCAAAGATTACTGCAGTGCTACCTTTTGAGAAAGTTGCTGATCCAGAGTCACAGCTTTATAGAGCTTGGGAAGAAAATATTAAGGAAGCATATTGGCTTTTCGCACAGGATACTGATTACTTTGTTAAAGCAGAATCTAGCTATGATAAGAATCCTCTGTTCTTCGTGAGAACAGCTGATGGAGGCTGGTTCTCTATTGACTATCCTAATGTTTGGATGGGAGCTAGACTTGATATTGATGGTAGCTTGTATAATAAGCTGATGGAATATTATGGATAAGGAGAATAACTAATGAGAAAGTATGATTATGAACAGTTGATTAAAGAAGGATATAAAATTGAAAATGCCGTTATTAAAGATGTAGATTTGAGTATGGCAGACCACGGATGCCTTACTCTCGCTATGACTCTTGACGGAGGCGGTTGGGGCGTTGTCTATGGTGGCTGCTGTCTCGGTAAAGGTTATCTTGGGGCTGACGACGACTTCTTTAGTGGCAGTGCTGCAGGTATGGAATACTTGATAAGAATTATGGATACCGTCGGTGTAGAAAGATTTCAGGATCTAAAAGGTAAGTATATTCGTGTTGCCACTAAGGGCTTGGGAGGCCCTGTTAAGATTATCGGCAACATCATTAAAGATCAGTGGTTTGATGCAGAAACCTTTTTCTCAGATAAGAAGGAGAATGTCTAATGAATAAGGTATTGATTGTAGGCGGAACATTTGATAAAGAAGGCGGTAGACCTTCGAAGCTCATTAAAAGCATATATAATGAGATAGCTGGAAAGTCCGGGTTTGATACGATCCTGTACAATGGCGGATTTGTGAATGCGCTACATAATGATATTCTGCCGTCAGTGGTAGCACATGATATAGTTTTTTGGTTCGCAAATGTAAGTAATGATGAAGATAAGCTTAGAGATGTTAAGGCTATTAATCCTAAGTGTATTCTTGTTACCTCTAAAAGAAATGATGATAACAAATATACTTTTGCAGAGCTTATTAGTAGAGCCCTGGCAATCAAGGCAAATCTTACTATTGAGTTTTCTAAGCACGATGATAAGTTTAATATGATGCTCTTTGATCCTCTTGGCAATGTATTCTACGACGGCTTCGACGTAGAAGTTATGTGTGAATATCTTATCCAGAGAGTGGGCCAGCTTCAGCAGTTTACAAGAGTGCCCACTATTCAGGAAACTGAGCTGCCTACGCCTGAAGTACCTGAAGAAACTGAGTTCTTCGAATTTGCTCATGACTGTGCTGATATCTTCAATAATCTTATTAGACCGGCGAAAGGAACAGAAAGATTCCTTGGTAATATGAGCTTTAGATGTCAGAACGGTTTTCCTTCTTTCAGAGGTGAGAATGGTATTATCTATGTAAGCAGAAGAAACGTAGATAAGTCTGATATCAATGCCGGCAGCTTTGTGCCTACCTTCCTTACTGAAGATAATACTACTAAGTACTTCGGAGATTTTAAGCCGTCTGTAGATACACCTGTTCAGCTTAGACTCTATAAGCTGTTCCCGTGGGCTAATTATATGCTTCACGCTCATTGTTATGTGGATGTTGAAAATATTCAAGAAGCACTATCTGTTTGTACAAATAAGCCGGTTCCTTGTGGCGCTTTGGAAGAAGTAGAAGAAATTACCGAAGCTTATTATGTTGGTAGATTTTATTGGGATTCTCGGTATAATAACAAGCCGCCTAGACTTCTTGCTGTTAACTTAGTTGGTCACGGTTGTATTCTTATTGCTGAGGATGTAGAAATTTTTAAAGAACTTCAGAAGCACAAGGATAACTGCTTCGTTCAGAGACCTACTCCTGAAGTAGTTGGAGGTTAATAATGTCTGCTGAAAACTTTGTTGAACTTGCTGATAATGTTGTTTATAATAAAGATGCCAGCTGCTGTATGATTAGAATACCTAAGAAGGTAGCCACAATAAAACTCTGTGGCGGAGCCTTGACATTTGACATAGATGATACTATGCAGTGGCAAAGACCTACAGATGAGCAAATATATAATCTTAAAAATTTGTTTTGTATAGAAGTTATTCCGGAGGACTAAAGATGAAGTTTAAGGATATTGAGACAACTCCAGAAGAAGTAATACAATCTCTCAAGGACGCAGGTATCGAAATTTTAGAACCGGGAGATCCTGGGTTTGATGAAGCTTTGACGCTCGGCGAGCAGGTAAAAACTATGCTTGAAAAAGAAGTTATACTTGATAAACTTTATAACATTGTAGTAGAGCTAGAGGCTAGGGAGACTTCCAATAACTGTATAATAGATAATCTTCAGCAGTTTGGCTGGGATGAACTCTGTGATAAGGGCATAGAGCTATTTGAAAAACTTAAGACTTAAAAATAAATTAACAGCTATTTCTTTTTAAGGAGTAGCTGTTTTTCTATATATGGTATTGTATTATATAATAAGAAAATTATTTTGAGGTACTAAAGATATGGCAGAAGTTAAGATTAAAACTCACACTACTTATACATATGAAACGTCCGACGGCAGAGAGTTTGATATTGCGGAAGATGCTCAAAAGTGGCAGGAGCATTTAGAGCTTAGTAAAAACATTACTATGCTTGATAGTAAGTTTCAGAATACGAAAGATCATAGTGAAGCTTTTTATGTACACATTAAAACCTGGCAGCAGCAGGAAGCTTTTGAAGCTCTGCAGGTCTACGAAGGTATGGGAGCACATATCCCAGAGCCTGGCTATTGGTACTATGACGACTGTACCGACTCTTACGTAGACGCAGTTAAGGAAAGAGATAGGCTTCAGAGCATTATTGAAACTCTTGATGTTTTAGGAAAGTGAGTAATATATGAGAATAACTTATAGAGTAATAGATATAAGAACTAATAAAGATATCACAAAAGAATATGACTGGGTTCTTCTGCCAAATGGGAGATTGGCTTACAATATGTATGGAGATTTAATTGGGCTTACTTATGCAAAAGCTATTTTTACGATAGAGGAGGAAGACTAAATGTTTAATACTGCACTTGGCTTGTTTTGCGGTACTCATGATAATTGGGAGGAGCTTCTTACCGCAGCTCCGTATTATCTTAAGATCAAGGAAGATGGCGCTTACGTAATTTTTAATTATGATATGATTCATTCCGATTTCTCTGATCCTATTGTAAGAGAGGCCAGAGGTATTATTTTTAGAAGAGACGATTGGTCCCATCCGGTCTGCTGGCCGTTCACTAAGTTTTTTAACTACGGAGAACAGAATGCTGCTGAGCTTGACTGGTCTACTGCTTTCGTTACTGAAAAGATCGATGGCTCTCTGATTAAGGTTTGGTGGGACGGTGATTGGAAGATCTCTACTAACGGAACTATTGATGCTTTTAAGGCGGAGCTTGGCGATGTTAGAATGCCTAACTTTGGAGAGTACTTTATCAGAGCTCTTGCAGATTACTATGACAAAGTAGAGACTGCTCTTGATGCTTTCTATTTTTTAACTGCCGGTCTTGACGAAGCTAAGACCTATATGTTTGAGCTCGTCGGACCTTATAATAGAGTAGTTATCCCTTATGAAGAGCCTGCTATCTATTTCCTCGGTGCCAGAAATAAGTATACCGGAGAAGAGTTTAATTGTTCGTCTGAGGTAGCGGGTGCCTTGGCTATGGGAAGATTCAAGCTGCCTCACCAGTATCCTCTCCAGTCTCTTGACGACTGTATTAGAATTACTGAAAATTTTGGTTGGGATCAGGAAGGCTTCGTAGCATGCGATGCTAATTTTAACCGCGTTAAGATTAAGTCGCCTGCATATGTTATGGCCCATTATGCACGCAATAATAACGTAATTAATAGAAAGCATATTATTGAGGTAGTTCTTGCTAACGAGGTAGAAGAGTTCCTTTGTTATGCTGCTGATTATAAGGAAGAGTTTGAGAAGGTTCAGGGACTTATGAAGGCTTACTGTAAGGTAGGCGATCAGATTGCAAAGTCCTGCCAGCGACTATATGATATTCCTAAGAAAACTTATGCTGCTTGGGTACAGACCCTTCCTAAGATCTATCAGGACCTTGCTTTTAGAAATTATAATAACGTAATGTCTACTAAGGACTATACCGCCGGCTGGAATGAGAATAAGTGGGAAGGTTGTCTCGAAGAATTTGAAAAGCTTAGACAGGAGTATTTCTTATGAGGGCCTACAAATTATTGAGACTTAAGAAGGACGGAAAGCTGTATCCGTTGTTTATTAATAAAAAAGAAGCTACCCCTATCGGCGAGTGGCTTGAAGCAAAGTGCTATCCTACTAAAGGGTTTGCAGTAAGAAAGGGTTGGCATTGTTGCTTTAAGCCTTTGGCACCACACCTTAAGATGAAGTTATCTAGCGGCGAACAAAGAGTTTGGGTAGAGTGCGAGGTAGAAGACTGGGAAAGCTATGACCGCCCAGAATCGCAGGGTGGCGCTTGGATACTTGCACAGCGAATGAAGCTTATTAAAATAGTAGAGGAGTAAAATATATGAGAGGATCTATTGGAGTGCACGCAGCGCATTGTTGTAAGTGGCATGGTTGTAAGTATGGTGACCCTGACTGTCCGGTGGCTAACGGAGAAGCTGAGCAGGAATATCAGTGCGAAGATTGTTGGCATATTCTTAAAGAAGAAAAGTACTATAGAAAAATGGTACAGGATATAGACGAGATCAAAGCTTGGTTGGAGGCTAAGAAGAAAAATGGTAACTAAGAGATTTACCGTTGAGTGTGAGATGCCAGAAAGATGGGTAAATGATTTTTGCTCTTTTCTGCGACAGCTCGAGCACAATGGCAAGATAGGTCATTCTTCACTCATTGGTTTTTATGCCGATGGAGATGGTGATTTCAGACCTAAGTTTAGCATAAACGTAGACTATACAGAAACTGAGGGTAGAGAGACTTCCTGGACTCCAGAAGTAATGTATGACGCGGGGTAATTTATGAAGTATTCAAATGAAACAGAAGAAGAATACCTTAAGCGAGTAAAAGAAGCTAAACGTCGCGGCGAGTGTATATTCAGAGATGATAATAACAGAGAGTTTATTTTAGATATTATTGATGAATATATGGATGTTGTAGATTCTTTGTTGGAGGAAATTTAATATGGATAAGTATATAAAAGCCAATGAGCTGGTCGATAGAGTTATCGAAAGCATGCACTATAATCAACATAATAATGAGCTTCAGCGTCAGAATCACATAGCAGAGCACAGACATTTTATACACATGATTGACTCTATGAAGGCAGAAGAGGTTGTGCCTATAAGATACGGACATTGGGATACTGATCGCTTTGGTATGGAACGTTCTGTTTGCTCTGTTTGTGGAGCAGTGTTCGAAGGCGGAGATACTTGGAATTATTGTCCGAAGTGCGGTGTAAAGATGATAACGCCTATTAAACTTCGGTCAGATGAAGGGGTAAGCTGGGAGCCTACGGAAAGTCCTTTACATACTGGTCAGCATAGTCAGTAAAATAAAATTTAATAAACTTATTAATTTATATCCACTGGTATTGTATAATATATCAGTGGATTTTATTATATAAGGAGGCAGCTGAAGATGAGACTGTTTAAGAAGAAGCCTTTGCCAATGCCGAGAAACTGTCCTTTTTGCGGTGGTAAACCTAAGATATCGAGATGCGGTGACCAGCGAGAGTTTTGGTATGTTCGTTGTTCTAAGTGTTTTGAAACGCCTATTGATTGGGGTGAAGCAAAAGTAAGCATAGCTGATGCTATAAAGGTTTATAACGAAAGAGCTGACTTCACTGAGCGCATTATCAGAATATATAATCGAGTTAAGGAGTTAGAAAATGAAGTACAGTAAAGCTGATATTATTGAGGCGCTTAGATGCTGCAGCCTTAACGGACGTAATTCTTGTGAAACCTGTCCGCTTAAAGAAGAGTGCGAAGAAAGCCCGCTTGAGAGTATTCTTGCTAAATACGCTCTTGAGGTAGTTGATAAGCTTATGCATGAGAATAGAGCGCTTACTGAACAGCGAGATACTTTTAGAGAGTATGCTTATCAGATGCATGCTATGATAGAAAATATCAGAGTTAAAGAAAATGAAGGCTATGAGGTTTCTGCTGCTAAAGCCGCTGCGGAAATGGATATGTGGCGGGTAGTTGCTTTGACAAAGAAACAACTTGAGGACGAAATTAAAAGATTACAGGAGAAGCTTTATGCCAAGAAAGATACTTAAGAATACTGCTAAGACAAAAGCTTATCTTGATTCACTGCAGAAAGTTTACGGTATTTTCTTGTGGGCTAAGTGGGGAATACTCGAGCTTCCTTGGTCTGGAAAATATACTAAAGGTGATGGTGCAGTACCTTTGGTTTATCATTACTACGATAATAACGGCGAGTGTGACGAATACCATTTAGTACCAATTACCTATTGTTCAGGTGGTGCGTTTTGGGATTGGTATGAAACTAAAGAAGGCGCCAAATATGCTCAGGAAAAGCTTAACGAAGCTTTACGCAAAGGAGAAATTGGATATGACGAATTTACAGAAGATTAAAAATATGAATGTAGATGAGCTTGCAGACTGGCTTGATAAAAACAGTAGTTTCGATGACTCATCGTGGAGTGAGTTTTTCAACAAGGAGTACTGTAAGAAATGTGAAGCAATTAAATGTACTTATGCTGATGCAGAAGAAAAGCTTGGCATTCAAACATTTTCATACAGTGGCGATATTGAGTGTGCTCATTGTGAAGTATACGGAAAGTGCAAATTTTTTCCGGAGCTTGATGATATTCCGGACAATAAAGCTATAATTAAACTTTGGCTTGAGGAGGAAGCAGAATGAAAATTGATGACTACTATCCCGGTACCGCGTTTATTATATTGCGCAGAGACCAGTTTAAATATGAAGAAGACTTTGAGAATATTTTAAGATTTCTTAAGCTTCCTGAAACTTATGATATTCTAAGACTCCCGGTCGTTGAAAGCTACGGAGGTCAGTGATGGTTTGGGAAGTTAAGAAGCCGGCAGATAAGGACTTTGTTATTAAAACTCGCTTTGCCTTATTTCCTAAGAGAATAGGCGATTATAAGATATGGCTACAAAAATATTATGTAACGTGGGATTGGGTTGGAGGCGGACTTTATGGATGGCTCGAGCCACATCTTTATATAAATAAGGAGGATGCCGAGCTTCATGTCAAAATTAAACAAGAAATTAAAGTGCGCTGATTGTAAATACTTTATTGGCGCAGGAGATTGGGACCTTTGCTGCTCAAAGCCGCCTGCGAGAGCTAAAGATAGCTGGTGTGGCTTCCTGTGTTATGAAGATACTGAAGCCTGCGAAAACTTTAAGGAAAAGGAAGATACTAAAGATGAATAAGTGTGTTAAAAGAGAAAATGCAGGTATGCTGTTTGACCGCTATTTTCATGAAGTAGAAAAGATGCATAAAGCCGGCGAGTGCGATATTCGAATGCTGCAGCTCGTGCTTGATATGAAGCAGGCTTTCTTTGAGCTTCCTACAGAAGATATAATGCTCGTAGCAGGATGTAAATATTGTGCTGAATATGAAGATCTTCCTGAACATATTATCAACGGTGAGCCTGTAGGTAAAATTTTTGACACGTGTATTCAGCCGGATGAAAAAGGCTTGTGGCATATTGAATTGCCTTCAGGTCTCGATATCGGAATTAAGTTTTGCCCTTATTGTGGCAGGGAGTTAAAGGAGATTTAGTATGACTAATAAAAAGAGGCTTACTCAATTAATTTATGAAAGCTGCCAGACAGATGAATGTATAGCCCATTGTAATTACGGACCTTGCTGTACTTGCGAGCGTATTGCTAATTATTTGGTAACCAGTGGAGAGGTAATTCCACCTGTAGACGTAGGTGATAAAGTTTGGTATATCCACGGTGGCTATTATAATTCCGCACATCAGGAACCCCGCGAGATAGAGGTCACTGAGATCAATAAAAAGAAGAGCGGAAAAACTATTGATTGGGGCTTTATCGCTAATAGAACGAGATATAAGTTTTCCAGTATCGGTAAGACCGTATTTCTCACAAAAGAAGATTGTTTGGCAGCAATTAACAAAAAAGCTAAAAATTATAAACAGCATATCGTATAATAAAATATAAATAAAAATTTACTAAGGAGAAAACAAAATGAATATTTTTGGACTTAACATTACTACTAAGAAGAAGCAGCTTGCGCGTATTGCAAAGCATGATAAGGAAGTTCAGGAGCTTAAGAATGAGATTTATGAACTTGAGGAAGAGCTGTATGACATGGTAGAGGCTTTTCCTTTCTATATGGGACAGGTTGTCTACGACGTAGCTCTTAAGAATGCGCAGGGCAGATATACTAAGACTAAGCCTTCCCGCGAGCACTGCACCATTACTGAGGTAGAGGTAAACGAGAAGAACTACTTTAGTCTTAAGAAGCGTCTTGAGAATAACGATGTCTTCTACGAGCGCGAGGAAGCCGAAGAGTATCTTGAGTCGGTTTGCGAGAATGTATAAGCTTTTAGATAATATTATGCTCGTCTGCAGAGATGAGGATCACCATAAAAGTACTGAAGCTCTGCAGGCATATCTCGTAGATCCTTCTAATAAGAGCCAGCTGAAGTCGGCAAGGTCTTGGGCCACTTATACTGAATACGGTGATCACGTTAAAACCGAGTCTGGCAAGTGGGAGTATACCTGGATTAAAGAGCACAAGCCTATTGAGTATACTTTTGGTAATCAGCACTTCAGACTTGAGCTTCTTGACTGTGCGGGCGGGTCTTCTCAGGGTGGTAAACTAAGTTTCTGGAACTGTATCGTGTCAAAAGATGATAAGAGGTTTAAGATCGGTATCAATTCTGACATGCTACTCGAGCTTTTGAAGAATGCTACTTTTGTTAAGGGCATTTGTCAGGATGACTTGCTCTTTGTGACTGATAACGGAAAAGTTGGTATGTGTGCAGAAGGCTCTCAGATTCACAGAGACGCTATCAAAGATATGAAGCTTAAAGCAGCCTCGAAGAAGAACGCTGTTTCTAAGTTTTCTTTCGGTGATATTATTACAACGCCTACTTTAAGAGAAGTTTATCTTGGTACGATTACTAGGTATTATACTTTTGATCAAGGAAGAAATAACGGGTATGGCTATTATTATCTAAACTATCACGATTGTACTATTACTAAGCTGGCAAAGCCTATTACTTATCATGTTTTTGATGGTGCCTATGATAATAAGTCTAAGATTTCTGAGTATCTTGAAAGCTACGGCACTTCACGCTGGTACAGCTATCCTGATATTAAGAAAACGTGTCCAAAGCGTGCTATCGAAGGAAAGCTTGAAGTAGATTGTTCTGAAGAGTGTTTTAAAGAAGAGCTCATAAAGAAAATTTATGATTATAAAGCTTTTGAAAATTACGCCACCAATTCTTACATTAGGCCTGAGGACAGAATGCTGTATTATTTCTTGAGCAAAGAAGAGTTCGGTCTTGGCTTTGAGCCTTTCGAAATTCCTGAGGATATTATGTACAAGATTAAGGCTGCAGGCATTAGATATATTGACGAAACAAAAATTTAAATAAAACGTTAAAAATAACATCACTGGTATTGTATAATATATCAGTGATGTTTTTTAATTATACGAAGGAGAAAAGTTATGGCACTTGATATTGATGAGATCAGAGTTAATTATAATAATGGTGTATATACTTACAAAGCAGATATTCCTAAGAAAGTAAAGCCTGATCATGTATTTGATGAAGAACTTTCTGTTAAGCGTAATCGTGAGCTTGCTCAGGAGCATAATGACAATGTTGACAGGCTGTGGCGAGATAAGAATAGAATCCAGGGAGAACTTAATGAGCGACTTACTTATGATGTAGTTGTTTACATGATGGAAAATTATGACCTTACTGAACAGCAAGCAAAAATTGTTGAGAATTTTGTTTATCAGCACTATCATTCTTCTATGAGTGATTATTTCGGCTATATCG